GCAAGCTTCGACTTCATGTTATCAAGAGCGATTCTGTTTGAATCAGCAGTACGTTCGGCAGCAAGAATTTTACCCTTCGCAGAATCGTGTTCCTTCAACAGGATCACCGGATCACCGCCCTGTGCCGGAATCTCGAGTTGTTTGATAAGATTCGCAATTCTCTCTTGTTCGTCAACGAAATTCTTGTTTGCCTGAATTACTGCGTCTTTAATGAACTGACACGATGAAAATTCACCATTTCCTCCACACGGTACTTGCTTCAATCGTACTTTTGAAGTCTGCGCGAGATCGATCGCAGCTTCAATCTGACGGTAATCGCTTCTTGCAGATTGAAGCTGCGATTTTCTTGTCTGCTCCGCTGTTAGTCTCGCAAGAAGATTTTCGACATTCACACCATCGATTTCCTTACGCTTCGTTTCGATTGCTTCGACAAGCTTCATCAAAGATGCTTCTTGCTGCTGAATCGAAACTGAGAGAGATGTAGAATCTGATGAGAGACTTGCGTACTTTGCCTTCTTCAACTCGAGAGCGACGACGTCACCAAATTCTCGTTTTGTTCTCTCAACAAAATCTGAGTACTCGCGTTCTAGCTGAGAGAGCGTGACGCTCTCAATCTCAACCCTACTTGTGGCGGTTGAGATTGCGTCAGATGTCATAACGATATCCTGTGCAATCTTGAATGTGTCATAGTTTCCAATCGAGATCCTCAGCTTTGTACACTCATTCTTCAGTGCCTCGTGGAGCTTGTCGAAGTATCCAAGATCGAGGTACCTCGAGAGATACGTCCACCGAGCCGTAGAACCATCTTTGATGAGCTTTGAAATATCATCCTGTGTCGACACGGACGTTGTAATGAAATCATCCTGAGTACCGATCAGCAATCTGATCATTCTGTCGGTATCTGAACGTTGCTCACCTGTAAGTTGAGTTTCAATACCATCCTTGTAGTGATGTACATCGACTTTCGTTGGTGCGCCAACAAGACCTTTCTTTTCAGAAAAGATTTTTGTCGTCTGACGTGAGATTGTAAGATTATCTGCATCATTCAGCTTCAGCTTCATGAGCACATCGCATCCGGATTTCCGGATGTTAACAATGTGAGCATTTTTCACAGATCCCCTGTCCGTACCGTTGTACAGAGCGTAAATCAGAGTCCCTATGATTGAAGACTTGCCCGCTCTGTTCGGTGCAAAGAGTCCAACGAGTCCAGAAAGCTTCGAAAAGTCAATTCGATTTCCTTCTCCATATCCGAATGTATTGTTGAACTCAAGATCCTCGACCGTCCATGTCATGCCCACTGGACTGTCTGTCACGCCGATTGATGCCTGCGCTCTCTTGATTGTATCATACACATCCTCTCGAGAGAATTCTGAACGATCATATTCGATTACCAGGTCAGCGAGAGTATTCGCATCTCTGTAATTTGCTCTACTGAGATTTAGCGCAGCTGATTTTTGCTTTGGTTGCTCCTTTTCTGACTTGAAGGTAATCTCAATAGGATCAGAAACGTGCTTCACAAGAGATGCAATGTGACGAGCATTGTCACTGACTGTGATCTTGTCAATTCTAAAGCGCGATTTTGGCGGGTACTGCTTGATCTCGCTTACGAATGATTCCTCATCTCCTGTCCACGGTACTGTAACGTATGGGTGATCATTCGCAATTTTGTGAAATGTGCACGTCCACTTTGATTTTGATTCGATATCCCATAGCAGGAATCCGTGATCTTCTACGTCTTCTCCGTAGTTCTGCTGTACAGTACTACCAGGATACGCGATCCATGGCATAGAGTCACCCTCGTCACTCGTCTTGTAGCCCAGAAATTGTTGCTTATGGATGTCGCCAAGCAAAGCAATGTCGTATTCTGAGAAGAACCTCGTATCGATGCTGCCATGCATTGGAATGCCAGTCTCGAGACGACAGCCATCTACGGCTCCATGGTAACACGCAATATTGAATGCATTGGGATCTGGTTTTACGTTATCCCATGACTTCGTATCGAAAAGACTGAACACGCACCATTTTACAGGTGTACCATCGCTAAGCGCAAAATCAGCGTCATAAGTGCCTGAGTCTTTGTACAGCTCGATATTCTTACCAGAAGTCTTGATGAGATCAACGATCGGAGTAACTGCGTCAAGACGACTGAAATTTGAAAGATTACCGTCGTGATTACCGAGAATCATCACAGTCGGAGCACATGCAGTGAGCTTGTCAACCCAAATCGACAGCTCTCTGATGTACTCTGGTGATATACCAGCCGTCTTTGTGTGGAAGATGTCTCCCCCTACGAAGATTCTATCAACCTTAAGACGCTTTGCCTCCTCGCAAACGCGATCGAACACAGTTCGATATTCATCGTGCCGGCTTTGACCTCTGTAGTGTACATCGGCAATGTGCAAAATTCTCATTTTCTACATCCAATCATATTAATCTTTTGATCTTTTTACTTCAACAAACGTTGTTTCATTTCTTCAAATCCAACTGCGTGTGGCTTACATGATTCGATTGCTGCACAGATCTCGTCTGGTCTCCCAGCCATGGATCCCATGTCATCGAACTTATCTGGTATTTTGCTCCAGTCGATAACACGCACGGTGACTCCGTAATCTGACAGAGATGTTGCAATCTTTTTCGTCTTATCAGGCACGTTTCGATCGTACAAGATGCACACTTTTGAAGATCTTGCGACGAGAGAACAGAACAGAACATGATCTGGCGAAAGATTGGATCCAAGCGTCGAAACGCTGTTTCTCCTGCCAAGAGCCATCGCATCGAACGGTCCCTCTACAATGAATATCTCTGAGTTCCAATCAATGTGCATCTCTCTGAAGATGATTGAGTCTGCATCTTGTGGAGCATTGAAATACCTCCGTGACTTGTTTCTATCGAGAGTCGTTCTGGCGGTGTAATAGTTCAATTCGAAATTCGAATCGTACGAGGGTATGACGACTGAGTATCGAAAATCAATAGAGTGTATTGTCGGAGGACCGTACTTCAATCCAAAGTACGCAGCCGTATCGAGTCCTATGCTTCTCTTTTTGAGATACGCGTGCACCCATTTCCCGCTATCGTCAAGAGTATCATCAAGCACATCTGATACGTAATTCCTCAAACCGTACGGAAGCTTGATAGCTTTTTGTTGCTCTCCTACTTCTCCATCTTTCTGTACGAGACTGTATTTCTTACCGGTATAGTGAGAATACGCGGTAAGATCTTCTTTTGAGCCGAATTTGAAGATCAACGGTACGAGAGACTTTGCTCTCCACCCGCAAACCCAACAGTGATTTTTGTGAGTCTCAATGTTGATACTGAGCTTCTTCTTTGAAGAAGCTGTACAAGCTGGCATTGGACATTTTACAACAATCTCCTTTCCGCCGGACCCAAGCTGTGAGGATCCGAAGAGTCTCTCAACAAAAGTTATGAGCTCAGATGCGGTGTACACTGTGGTTCATATTCATCATGATATGCCACTCTTTACACCTGCCATGGCAATAACGCATGAGTCCATTTCGTCATACCAATTTTTCTTTATTCCACTGTGACTTGATACATCTCCAGCTGATTCATTCTCTGCTAGAATCTCTGATGCTTGTTTCCCCCATGTGAGATCATCCTGCCAAACAGAGAGTCCCCACCTGAATACGAGCTGTTTCTCTTTCTCTTCTGGATACCGTGTTGAGAAATATTTCTTTTTGTAACCAACGAGCTTGCGTGCGTGGGCAACGTTGAGTCGTTGCGGGTCAACATGAAATCTCTTGCTTGTAATCCAACACACGATTCCATTGAATTGCTGCAGTAGAGATAGTGTATCTGATGACGATCTGCCCTGCGAGAATGACTTAAATGCCTCTTCTACGAAGATATTCTTGATCTTGAGCCCGTTATCTGCGAAATCAGTGTGTTTATTACACAAAAAGTCCTCGTAAACGCGAGCTTTTTCCCATATCGTAGGATATTTTGGAGTTGGCAAGACCAGGCTGTCAGTGATCATAATGACGCCACTGTCCGTCACGCACGAGATTCCAATCACCGACGTTGATATGTCAAGTCCAAGAATGCAATCAGTCATGGTACGATTATACGCAAGTCGGCATCCGTAACAATCACGTAAGTGCAGCCATGGGCAATACACCAATCACGTGCCGCAATTGCCTTGCGTACGTTTTTTGGTTTGATGGTATGTTTCTCTGGCTTTATTTCAACGACGACAACACCATGCTCAGTCTGCACAATGAAGTCAGGCCAGTACCATCTTGTTTTCCTCCCGCGGGAGTACGGAATGCAGATCTGCTCGTATGCAAATCTCAGAACGCGCGGGTTGGAATCAAGATAAGTAATATATTTTTGTTCTAGACCTGATCTATACGTGACTGTGCTGTCTAGAACGAGTTTTGGAGATGCGACTGTCCCTGTAATAGGGCCATGTCTTCTGGATCGCCGAACCCGTCGTCTTCCTGCATTCCCTGGTCCGGTGCGACTTCGTCCATTGGAGCTTGTCCCTCCAGTTCCATTCCCTCTTCCTCTAGCTCTCCCAGGACGTCCATTCCCTCTTCCTGCGGAGGCATCATGTCCATTGACTCCCTCACGTATCTCTTGATCATCGTGCGGAGTTCCGAAAGCTTGATTTTCTTCTTTGAGCTTGCCATATGAGTTCATCATAAATAATACGCTCAGATGTCAATCTTAGCACGTAGCAAGTATTGATCACCCATTCTTTTCAAAATTGGCTGAGCGTACGTGATTTTTGCAATTACGTTTAGATTTTCGTCATGCAATTGCATACCAGATATCCAAACGTGACCCTGTTGTGCGTCTGGAGATCCTATATCGTCGACAGAATTCGTCCAGCTTGGATTCGACGAAGAGTTTGCAGCAAGAGATCTGATTATTGCGTCGACCTTAATCGTGTGATTCGTCCTGTGACCTTTGAATTTGATCTCGTACGAGTCTTTTCCAAAGAGAGCAAGTGCTGGATGACGCACGATAACAAGTCCCTCGTTATAGAACACAGATCCCACAGTGCTGTTGACAGACGGTTGAGAAACCGTGTTATGTCTGTACAGACCTCCGAAGCCATCATCTCTAAGAGTGATTGAATTCGACAATCCACTCGTTCCTGTTGGAACGAGATCAGTTATTTCGAGAGTTCCAGGAAGAATCGATTCTCCATAATACGCGGTGCTAACATCGAAAATAACAACCTCGTTAGAACTGTTATCTCCCGTCCTCTGAAGGATTGTTGGCAGCCTCGTAGAATTTGATCTTGCGTCTTCTGGTGTTGATGGATTAACTGCAAGCTGAAATCTTGTGTCTGCGCTCTTATAAGCTGGATTGATTGAAGCTGTTGGAATAGTATCATTGAGATTGATCCAATCAATCGATTGGATCCCAATGTTATCTGCGTTTCTCTCGCTTACATACCGTGTGTAAGAAGAGTAATCTCTCGTAACTGTACCATCGTCGCAAGGAAGAATCAGATTATTTCTTCTACGGTTTTCTTGTCTTGTGTAGAGATGATCGTTTGCCGACAGGGTCAGAGGAGAGGAAGAAATGCTTGCGCTCATCTCCTGTAGCCGCGGAAAATTCTGATTTGCAAAATCGTACAGCCAATTTTCGGCATTCAGACTGAGGCCTCCTACGCCAAAAGACAGCTCGCTAGCGAACGGGCCTGTGTCTGCTCCATCATCTGTCTGAAATGGCGTGATTAGAATTCCCCCTTCGAGACCAACATAGCTCCTTGTTGGCGCAGTGGACGTAAACAGTACCGGTACATCAAACGCAAGATCTGTTGAATCTGCATCTCTAAAGATCTTCATCTCGTGTACCTCTGCCCTAAGAGGATGTTCAAATGCGTACCGACTTGGGTTATCGTAATCAGTAGTATCAACGAGAGTGTATGTACCGTTTCTTCTTGATGTGTTTGTAGCGAACCACAGAGACATCAGATTTGGCCCTGTAAGATTCGAGTTAACTCCCTCATAATAGTTACCTACGAATAGTATGTCACCATCTCCGCGCCCTGCTACGTGCTGATATGCAACTGATTGGAGTGGTACTGGATACCTACCCTTTATCTCACCATCAATGATGAAGCTTCCTGTAGAATTATTCTCAGTACTTTGCCATTTTATCTGACAGTGATGCCATCTATTGACCTCAAGCGAGTTGTCATCTGACATCCACGCGTAACCGGTTGGCACGGATCCAACGCTACTTGGTGATACATCGGCAGATCCACTCAGCTGCAGAAGAAGTCTGAATGCTGTTGGAGCGCCCCTTGCGTCTCTTGCAGATCCGCTCACGATCGATACAGCGTAGCTTGATGACATATGAAACAGTGTACCTGCTCTGTACTCAGTGTCGCCATCAAGCGGTTTTGTAACCTTGACTGAAAAGTCAAAGTTGAATCCTGACATTACCGTATAGACTCCACCGACAAGATCGCTTGGTAGGCTCGTAATGGGAATATTCGGATACATCACAACTGGCTGATCATCTGTACCAGTTGCATAAAAATTAATGCAATCGTAGTTAGAAACACCCCAGTGATGTTGTTTGTGAACAGCGTGATTCTTTTGAAGAAGATTTCTTGCTATTCTTTTTGCTACATGCGTCTTGTCGAAATTGAATCCAGGTCTGAATCTCACAATTTCGATCTTTCGATTTTGTGAGACGTCAACAGGTAGGCGTTCGAACTCAGACATGTACTGACGCATACGCATGAAGCCGCCGACTCTGTTGCTTACAGCACCAGCCGCCTGTTTCAAAAGCGTATCGATTGTTGTATCTGTATAGCTTCCTGTCGATCCGGCTATTCTTGATTTGATAATCGGGCTTGTCCTACCTCTCAACGCAACGGCGCCAGTCGTACCGTACGAGCTAGATGCGTACTGAGTAAATGGTTTGAATACTACTGAGTGCGCAGTGACGTCATCATTCGTGAGAGGTATGAACACTTGATCTCCAAATCAGTAATCAAGTCTCACTCTGATTGACGCATCTCTCTCTGGATTTTTCTCCAAAGGACGAGAAAGCTTTGCCACAGCCAGCAAAGTGTCATCTGCTCCGTACAAGCCGACAGTAGTGATGTACGAAAACGCCTGCTGCGAGTCTTCCTGCCCTTCATCGATCACCACGATTCTGCTATCTGAATCTGTGTAAGTTGGATTCGACGAGTAGTTGAATTCTCCAGCTTCTGCCCTGCAAAAGATGAGCGTTGAGTTGATTGACGTCTGATTCTGGAATGTAATCGACGCGTTTGAGCCCGATCCAAAGTGAGACCCACAGATGTGATCAATCACGTTGTCAATCGATCCAGAAACGACAAAGTCAGGAATCATCTTTGCATTCGGATTCTCAGACTTGTAAGTTCCAATACCAGTTGTACCAGCTGAGCTTACTGCATCGATTGTACCGCTTGCGTGCTGGGTACCAGATAGAATTTTGTTCATATCGAGAACAACAATTCCTCTGTCATAGAAAATATTTCCAACGTATCTTGTTGGATCTCCGGCATCAATGAGATTTCCTACCTGACCGCCGAATGTTGTGAGCTTTGTTGTTGTCGATGCAACGTCTGTATAAATCGTGCTGCCAGAAAGAGACGTTGTGTAGAGATTTGGAGCATTCGACGGAGAACTTGCAGACTGATAGTACTGCATTGCAAATGTCTCTCTTGCGATTTGATCTCTCGAAAAGAGTCTCTTGAAAGAAAGAATGAGAGCAGTATCGATTCTATTCGTCTGATCACTGCTGTCAAATGGAGCAGTAAAGTACGCGTCTGAGTCTCCCAGTAGCGTCGACGCAAACTGTTGATACATTTGCATCTTCTCTCTCATCATGAGAGAAGAGGACGGGAACACAGGTTTTCCTGCTGAATCTTCACTGATTTTTGAGGATGATACAACGGAGCTGTTTGGATAGAGACCAAACGTAATGTCAAAAATTCCGTTTGCAGTCTGATAATTGAAATTTTGATCGTATACGGTCTGCCAAAGAGATGACGTAACACCCGGGCCAACGCCTCCTGTTACGAAGTGCTGATATTTCTTTCTTGATACTGAACCACTGATATCCTCTCTTGGGATATCAACGAGTTGGTTCATAAAAGTACGTGATGTTTTGATATCGCCGGGAGAAAGTTCTTTGTAGGTTGACATTAAGTTAAGATTCCCTTCACAATGTTGATTCTAAACTCTTTTGTCGCGCCTGATTGCAAACCAGTAACCTTTGCGTACGTTGATATCACGTTTTTGTCTGATACTGTTCCGTAAACGTTGAACTGTGCATTCGTGATCGATTTCACAGAAAGAGTAAACTGAAGCGTCGATCCCTGGAACGCGTTCTCCCCAGCTGATCTTGGGAGAATGTATTTTGCAGTTTGTCTTGAGTCGATCGAATCAGGTGTACGACGGAAGATTCCGAGGAACAGATTTGAGATTTCGACACTGAAATTCTGATCTCTCAGCTCTACGTCGATTGTCTGCTCATCTTGAATTGTCTGCTCAATCGAAATCTTTGCTCCGCGTTGTCTCAGTGATCCGAGCGAGATAATGTTTGAAGTACCATTCACATTCGAATCTCCAGAAAGAGAGAACGTTGGCAATCTAACAAGATTTGGATTGCTCACAGTAATGAGTCTATTCTTGAACGCCTGCGCTGACGTTGTAATCGCTTCGAAAACCGGAGTGTTCTTTTCGATTTTTTCTCTTCCGACAGTTCTGCCGTATCGTTTGATGATTGTGTAATCAACTTCATCATCACCAAAAGCGAACTTTTGGATTCTGAAACTACCATCATTTGCTGCAATCAGAGCGCGACCTGCGTCTGTTAGCACAGCATCGAGGATAGGGCTGTTCGTTGAGTTGTCGATTAGTCCCATATGTGTAACCTAAGATAAGATAGTTTCCTGCGTCGAATTGAAAATTGGCTTCGTAACATCTTTTAGGGTTATCTTTACATCTGCCGATTTTTGCACGTCTGTGTTCACAAACGAAAGCGTGTATGATGTTCCGGCGTTTTCTGTCGACCAAGCTTTCAAGTCATTTCCCTGCACGTCTGTCACTTTTGAAATCTTCGGGCAGAGATACAGATTGAATGATCCTTTTCTCTTTATCTTAACAGAATCTATGAAAGCATCTCTGTTGAGGAAAAAATTTGGATATGCTTTTGGAGCTCCAGAACGTGAGACATAACGTTTTATGACTTTCCTCGTCATTGAATCGATCTCTATCTCATGCTGTACTGAGTATCCAGAGGTGATCCCATGCACGTCGATTGATACAACTGCATACGTGTAGATGCTAGACGGTTCGAATTGGCCGTCCTTTGCGAGATGAGGACCCTTGAATTCTGTATCGATCCACATCGTTACAGGGGAACTCACTTTCTTCACAAATTTGCTATCTGTACCCTCTGGATTCGTAGCATAATGCGGGCCATGATCGTACTCTTGCATGAGAGTGAATGGCTCATTAATATTCGAGCGTCGAAACACTTGGAATCTTGAAATATCTCTCTGAGGATTGTACGGGTAATCCCATGTCAAAACAAGTCCACCAGCATCGGGATCCCAGATGAATTGTAGATCACCCGGAGGAGGTGGCGGTACATCCTCTGTCGTAAGCACATCTGTATAGACAGGACGAGATGATACAAATAGCTTCGCTGATTTTTCAACGCCCTCGACCGTCACGGCAACTGTTGCCTTTGCGATCGCCCTCACAGAGTACGTGTATGTAACTCCGTACTTGATTCCTGTATCGAGATAGGTGCTTATTCTCGATCCATTGATTATTCTCGAGAATATTTCCTTGTACTCTACTCCAATTTTTTCGTATTTCGAAAGAATATATCCAACCACCTGAGATTCCAGAATCGAATCTGAACTCTTTCTTTTTAGACCGTATGCTGGCTCTCCAAGATGCACTGGTGAGACATCGGCGCGTGATTGATTTGTGTTCAGATCGTACTTACTCGTTATTGATTGCGTTTGCTCTCTCAATTTATTTGGATCGAGCATGATGGCTGCAGACAGAGCAGAAGCGTGTTCTTTCTTTACGATGAACGTCAGTTCTGGAGCATCCTCGGGCCGTGCAAGAACACCGTGAGAGGCTGGACCGGAAGATTTGCCACGATCTAGTTCTCTTGGTGTATCTCTGAATGAAATGTTCGAATTTGTACGTCTATCTGACATGTAGTCAGTTATGAATGTCTGATCAACACCAGATCTCGTCGAGATATCTTTTGAAATATCTCGACGAGATGTTTTATTCTCCGTTTGAACAGACAGAATCGATCCAGAGACGACAGAGCGTACTTTTATGTCGAATTCAGGATCTCTAAAGCCAACATGAGTAAAATTTCCACTGCAAACATCATCTTCGTAAACAATGCTATCTTTATGCTTGTCTAGTTCTGGATCTGCACGACCTGAGCCAGCAATCGCAGACCATGAGATGAGTACAGTTCTAGGAAGTCTTTTATTTGCATAATCTACAGTGCTAACGTCCGGGGCAACTGACTTGTATTTTTTGTTAAACTGAGTCGATTCAGAATCGTTCGTCAACTCATCTTCAGCGAAGTAGTTGTAATCGAAAGATGCTGTGAGATTATCTACTTCGGGAACATCGAATACAGCAACTCTATCTTTTGAAAATACGATCGTCATCTTACAAACTCTGCTGAAATTGTGTATGTCTCGTATGAGACATCTCCTGGGATTGTTCCAACTCTAACTGTACCATCTTTCGATATTTCAAGCTTACCGCTTTTCACAAGATGATCCATGTCAGAGTCAGATATCTTTGTCTTCGTCTCATCAACAACGAATTCGTTAGGATCGACAATTATCGAAAAGACTCTGTCGAATCTTGACGCAACGAAGTATCTCTTAAGAAAATTCGTTGCGTCAGTGTGCTCACCGAATCTGTTGAATCTTTCCAAAAATTCATTTACGTTGTTATCAAGATCGTTGCTTGCAGTACCGCCTTTATCAAGAACTTTCTTTTCTGCTCTTGAAACAGTATCTTCTGTTATTTTTGGGGTGGGGCGGTCAGGAGGAGAAGACGTATTTTTGACCTTTTCAGAATTCTCACGCTCGGTAACTGATTCTTGAACGTAAGGAATGATCTGAGATGTTTTTGAAATATCTGGATATTCGTCTTCATTGATGTCTACACCAATCGTCATCGAAACGTAGTACCTCAATTCGATGTCTTCTAGATGAGATCTCATCAGTGAATTTTTCTCTTGCTGCGATAGAAATCCGTACGATTGATCTGAGAATGCACGATCTCCGGCCGTGACAAGCTTTTTACCAGTGTGCGAAACAGCGAAGTCAGTTGTTTGAACATCATTTGGTGATTTGCTTCTTTCAAGAAACTCCCAGTCAACGAATCTTGACAACTCGTATGTTCTATAGAGTGGCTTGAATACAACGTTAGGAAGTTCGAGATCAGTTCTTGTTACTGCTATTCTGATGATATCTTTCTGATTCTGTCCCACTCTTCCACTCTTATCTCTGTCTGAATTCGCGGAGAATTTTGAAAATCCTCTTGGAAATCCAATCTGCATCAGTCTCGCATTATCCGCAGTCGGGTGTCTCCTGATGGGCTGCTTTGCTTGCAAAAGTGCAAAATCAAAATCTTTTGGATGCGTTTCTTGAATAATGACAGGTGTCGTGCCAGAGTCTAGTCTCATTCTTACGGCATAACGATCAAATCTCTCTCTCACCAGAGAGATTTGCTGTTCATCGAAAATCTTGTAAAATCCATCCGCGCCGATTGTGTCGACAATTTTTTGGAATTCTTTCTTGTTATTTCTAAAAGTTCCGATTGCAAGATTGATCGAATCCAAAACAGTATTGATGCAAACAAGAGGAAAGATATGATGAGCTATTTCTCGAGTTTTAAGCGTTTTGATGTCCTGAAGTACATTCCTTCTGCTCGAAGTGATGTCGAATTTTGGCTGAGTAATCGAGTAAACAGTTGTATTCTGATCTACGGGCTTCTCTTGGGCTGGATTGTAATTGTTCTTCTTCTTTTTCTTTGACTCGTGAGCATTTTGATCGGCTGCGGTCGTTGGAGTTTTCTGAACCGTACCTGCAATGTCAGAACCAACATGGGTACTCACGAATAGCGCGAATGCGTAAAAATATGCAGACGCCATATCAAGATCGCTCAGATAACCAAATGCAGTCCTACGAGTTTTCAGAAGAGCCGTCGAAGATCTCTCATCTCCATCAAGTTTCTTGATGAAATCTCGTACGAGCTCGCATGCAGTAAAGAAGATTGGAGACTTCACGTCTGCAAGACTTTCCTTTAGAGCTACGTCTCCGATTGAATTGAGAACACTACCAGAATTTCCAGCAGAATTTCCTCTATTTGCCTGGACATACTCTGAAACGCGTGTAACGATGGAATCAAGAAGCTTTCCGGCAGCAGCAGACGTTGTTGATGTAGAAAGTGCTTGATATCCCGTCTGCTGCTGATTCTGTTGCGTTGTCTTATCAGAAAAATTGCTAGCGTATATGCTGAGATCTTCGTATGAACGGATCACTGTGTACGTGCAGAGCATTGCCAGCAATTTTGGATCCTGTGTTGCGAGATTGAACACTGCGCAGAGCGGATCAGATATACTCTTCTTTGCAAAATTTGAGACAGAGTAGCGATCTAGATCATCGTCAGGGAGCTCAGTTGTCTTTCCCTGCAACTCTTCGGGTCTAACAAGCAGATGCAATACGAAATCGTTATAAAGATCAGATGCACTCTTGTGTCTGTTCTTTTTCAGTTTTGTTGTGAACACATCAACTTCTGCGCAGTGAGCAACGAATGCATCTTGTACAGATTTGATATCGTCTCTGTACGCTGAGACATTATCATCTTTTGTGATGCCGGCAAATTGACTAATCAGAGAATCTGTGTAGTAAATCGGTGCAGGAGTAAGATATCCACCCGCGACTGACTGGTAATCTGATTCGAATGCTGCAATTCCAACTTTTGCCGTAGGTCTCAGCGTGATTGAATCAAGAGCCTTAGAATTTACAAATGAGTTTGTATAGCCAACGAAACTTTCAGAAACACCAGTGACTGCCTGCGGGAAGTTTTGATTCCCAGTTTGCTGAGCTACGAAATTGAAGTCTGATTGTAGTCTCGTTGCATTTTTCCCGTCAAGAATAAGACGACTATATTTCAATTCTTTTTCGATACCAAACAGAATTGATGCAATTTTCCTCTGAGAAGAGAATTTCGTATATGCATCCTGAATTGTAGAAATGCTCGAAAGGAATGGCGAATAAACTGACTTGATGTTTGTCTGTCCATTCAAAATCGATATCGCGTTCTGAATCGAAGGGCTTGCTATGAATTTCAGTTTGTCATAGCAGTCTTGGGTCTCTATTGACGGATCACGATCCTCGAGCCATGCAAATGCTCTCCTTGTGTCTTTCCTTCCTATTTCCTGTGTCAGGGCTGAGAGTGATCTGCGATACACTGCAGTGCCTGCCGAGTCGCTTGGTACGCTTGATATCCAGTTTGAGTATAGAACTCTAAGATTTCGTACGTTTCCGAGATCTTTTATGATGTTAGCGATTGCGTTCTTAAGAGTTGTACCTCTTAGCTCGACGTTATCTTCTAGAATCGAATACAAAGTATCATCGAGATCGATCTGCTGTTCCATCAGATTTTGGATATTGTGACCGATTCTTGCCTGGGAGAGAGAAATTGCAGATACGCTCAACACGTTCGAGAGTTGCTTTCCTGTTTCGATCGCTCTTTGAAATCTCTCTCTGTCGCTTCGAACTATATTTGCAGCAGCTTCGCTATACTTTGAGTGAGACTTGTCTGCCTCTGCACGAGACCACCTTGTAAATTTCAAGAGATTCTGTTTATCTCTCAGGTATTTTCCAAAGAGTGTCAAGTTTCCAGAATCAGTATAAACTGGTCTGTATTTTGCAAGATATATGATCTCTGGCAGTATCTGTGATGTCGAATCGACAGCACCATACGTGCTAAATGTTGATTGTACCCTCGGCGGATCCTGTGAGGGTTCAGGAATGAGATCTTTTGGACGGATATCTGGCTTCTCTGCTGTTGGTGCAGGAATTCCTTCTTTATTTTTACCCTTCGCCTGTGCAGATGTACCGTCTTTCACTTTCTTGGGAGGAGGCTTCTTTGCGTCCTGTTTTGGAGGCGAGCTCTGAGTCGGTTGCTGATTGATTTTTGTCGATACATCGCTGAGTGGTTTCTTCATAATTCAGCACCAACTATTACAGGTTCGGTTCTCACTTCTTTTCCCAACTCGTAGTCATCATAAACAGGTCTCAGACCGAAGATCATCTGACCGACATGATCGTCAGATATTACAATATCAAAACTCTGTTGGAGATTCGACGTAGCTGATCCAATCAGTTCCCTCAGCCCTCCGTCGTATCTGTATATTTGAATGTGATCGATGAATCTTGATCGAGACGTATTGCTTAGTTCCCACGAGATTGTAATTTTCTTTTTCTTCACCACCACGCGGGATGACAAAATTGTCGGTCTGATATCTGGAATAGTGATTTCGAAGTACTCCTCTTGACCGACCCTTCCGTATTCGAATTGACTCGAGCCAGAATTTTTCGATCTAGTGGCTGCAGAGGCAATCGCTCCAGTTCTCAGTGTAGTTGGATGCAGATGCACAGACGGTTTCTGCTTGTACACTCTGCCTCTGTACGTTTTCTCCACCTCTAGTGTATCGTAAAGCGTTGATGCATCTCTCAACATTGGACAAATAGAGTACACATACTTTCTACCAGCTTTCAGTGGAGAGAGCTGTAGCTTTGCCGCAAGCGATTGATCGTCAAACGTTCCACCCGCGATTATATCGAAACAAGCTCTCTCTCCAGTGAGACAATCTACTCTTGTAATGTCATAAGCAATCAGCTTTTTTAGCTTATCGCGGTCAGACATGGACTCGTTTTCGTATAGAGTAGATTTTCCCTGCTGGGCAATCAGTTGCGCAACAATATCGGATTGGTTTTGTTGTATCTCTATTGAAACGTCGAATGTTACATTCGGTCCAGATTCAAGAATATCTGCTTTTTCATTTTCGACCCTGATATCAAGTTTTGTCTCAGGTACTGGAAGATGATAGTGCGGATAGCTTCCCGCAGTTCTCATTACTCCATTCACAGTGTAATACCTGATTGCATACTCGTATGAATTCCACTGCTTGACATTCGTATCGTAAACAGATTCGTGATACGAAAAATCGCTGACAGATCTAAATTCAGAAACATATTCGAATTGATCTATCGAATTTAGTTTCCTCTTCACGATAGCAAATGAAACTGCAGATTTAGGGAGTCTAAACGTGTCAATTCTCACCCCTAGCGCGTCGTATTTCACCATGAACGACGGCTCAGAATCCTGTACATCGGTCGATATAACGCCACTACCAAAAATATTTTTCTTTGAACCTGCATAACCAACTGGTACGGCTCTGTATATCGTTCTTCCGTTCGAAACCGCTGAAACGATGAATCTAGCCATCCCATTCACGGCTGATTGCGACGTTATGAATGTGTAATCGCTCGCCTGGATGTCATCGAGTTTTCTAGAATAGAGCTCAAAACTTTCGATATTCTCTCTCTCTTTTGACGTGACATTTATTACGTGATCGCTTCCAATACGTCTAACGTCTACTGTAGGTTCAAGCTTAGGAGAAAGAAATTCAACGAGAGTAGCTTGGTGATTCACAACAATCTCGTATGAGTCTACGACGACGTTTCTATCGTCCTTCGCGGAAATCGATATTGTAAAAGATTCCTTCCCATACTTGTAAAGTCTGCAGTGAGCGATTTTTGTCGTCTTTTCGTCTAGTACTGACACATAGTGATCTGGTTCAAGATCAGAAGCGCTTTTTACTGAAACTATATTTGCAGACGTAACTGCGTCATCAATTCCTGCGAGACTTATTAGAGACTTTGGTCCGGTCGGAACAACACTTGTACCCTTTCTCGCAGCTGCAATCGAGATAATTTTCTTTGATGAAAACGTTGATTTTGCAGGATCAATCTGTGAATCGATTACTTTTTTTGAAAGGAGAGGATTGTTCTGTATCTCATACGATGCTGATGTCACCGGAAATGTGTGAGTCAACTGAAAATTTGCTGGTAGCTCTGCGGCTTGTGTTGCTTTGTAAACTTTTTTTGTGATTGTTTCAACAGAGCACTGTCTCTTCTCGTCTCCTCCTATGATCTCTGCAGAAATAGTACCTGTAAACTTCGAAGCATTCGATAGCTTTACGTTCAACGAGTAAACCGTAACATCACGAGAGCGATTATACGATTCAATCTCGTAAGAATCTTCGTCGATCACAAAAATCTGTTGACGCTTAATCTTTATGGGAATCATCTTTAACTCACTGAATTCGAGACAAAAAATACGAACGAAATTGTTGCAACCATTCGCGTCAGTGAACGTTTTCCCTAGGAATACAATCAATGGATTTTCAGAAAAGACTCTTGCCTGGAGCTTCGAGATATCTCCTCCGGAGTACTCGTAACTCTGCATGATGATATTTCCCTCAACTGTTGTCGGATCGAATACGATCCGTTTTGAAGGATACGATTTCATCTCCAACCTAACATCTTTGACTGTTTTCTTTCTTGTCGCCTCGCCACTCGGTTTGTAAACACCTAGCTTGTCTCCATCGCGATCAATTGGTGGCATGTAACTGAAGTTATCGAGTGTTGACATGTCAGGATCTTCAAAGAGAGAATCGTGATCTTCAATCTTTTCTACTACGTTGTAACTTACTGGGCTCTCTTGAGTAACTGTGAACGAAACATTAGACGGACCTGCAGCAAAGCCATCGTCTCCAAAATCTTTGTTGACTGTCATCAAAATTCTTTGACGAGAGAGATTGACAGATGGCAACGCTGTCAGTTCATCAGTAATCGAATCGAGAGATCCTGTACTAAAGATTCTCGATCCAACGAGGTTAAACGTCTCTGACTTCAACGGAGCAAGCTTTCCGGAATCGTCTGACTCTAGAGTCACGAGATCGTGCGGAGAGCTGCCTTGTTCTATGAATGCTAGACCTGCTACATCGTATGAGCCAGATACTGGAGCCGAGTAAACAACTCCGGTATCTGTCACGCTGGCATAGGAAATTTTGAAGGTACCAGCAGCAAGCTGCTTTCTTCCCTCGCTTGTTATTACTACATCTGCGATCTGAGATGCTGGATCAAGAATTCCCATGTACTCATATTACAATATCTCGCTCGCAAGAGTTGCAAGTTCTGAACGTACTCCTCTTATGAGAGATGCATGGGCAGAGATCTTCTTCCCTGCGAATCTGTCTACGACAATTGAAAGACCGCACGTTTTTGCATTCACGTGAGGATTATCAATCTGAGACATGTCTCCCATGAGAATTACCTTCGTGCCCTCTCCAGCTCGCGTGATAATTGTCTTGAGCTCGTGAATTGTCAGATTCTGTGCTTCGTCGACAATGAAATACGAGTTTGTAATAGATCTTCCACGTACGTGTGAGATTGCTGCGATTTCGATTGTACCGTTATCAATCATCAGATCCACGTAGGGGTCACCCGTTGTTACCTGAGAAGAGATACCATACGAGTTTTTGCCGTCCCTTCCAGACTTGGTCTGGCCACCTTTGCGTTCATTCTTGGAAGAGTTCGGAAGTAGCTGAACGAGGTTATCCTTGATCGATCCAATCCAGGGCATCATCTTCTCCTCGATTGTACCCGGGAGGTACCCAATGTCTTTTCCAACGGGAATGACCGATCTTGTCACAATGAGCTTCTGATATACAGCTTTCTCGCCATGAGAAAACTTGTTCAGCTGACCTAGGCCGGCCGCTAGGGCAAGAAGAGTCTTGCCAGATCCAGCGGCTCCCGTCATCAGCACCAGAGAGATATCAGGATCTGTCAAAACATCGAGCGCGTACCACTGCTCTTTATTTTGACCAGAGATGTTGAACACCTTTTGCTGCTTCAGCGTTTCGAGCTTTCCTTCTTTCCATCTGCAAAGCATTGTAGCCGAATTGGCTTCATTCGTCGCAGTTACGAAGTCATTTCCAACCGTCTCAAGCGGCCAATTCGAAGTGTCGAGAAACTTCTGTCTGCATAGAGTTTCGAACTCCATTGGAGAAAGAAAGACAGTGTCATCTGCTCTGACGGGTACTGGATCTTTCTTGTAAACACCAGTTGCACTCTTAAAATCCTCAGATGTGATTCCGAGAGCGGCGGCCTTGACTCTAAGATTTGCATCCTGTGTTACAAGGATTGGACTATCAATCCCTGAGGTTATGACTGCTTCAATGATCTTGTTGTCATTCTTTGTGAAATCAAGCTGATTTTCATCGAGCTGCTTTCTCTGTGTGAGAATGAATCTGAGTTTCCCTCCCTCGGGAGTTGTGAGTTCACTCCTACTTTTTCCACGGGTTAGTTCATCAAGATTTCTGATAACGGTGCGAGCAAGCAGGCCAACGTCATCCTGACGTGACTTCAAATGATCGAGTTCTTCAATAACAACAAGAGGAATGTATACGTCGTGCTCTGCAAAACACGCATATCCCTCAGGATTAGTGATGAGAACGTTTGTATCGAGCACGTAATTTTTCTTCATCCTGCACAGATCATACGATATGGTTGATGATTGTGTTATGAAGAAACTTAATGTTTTGAATCAGAAGTGCTACGAACTCGTTGCAGAACACTCAGTTCCCTGCAATCGGAAATCGTGTTCTGCATGGGTTAAAACAGAAGAGTACAAGAATTGCTCAATTCTTGCATCTGAACGTAAGCACACTCTAGAAGAGATCAGTAATATGTTTGATATCTCACGTATGAGGATCTGTCAAATCCAATACGATTCAATCAAACAGATTCACTCCGCACTTCAGATGTTACGTCTGGTAGCGGATTCTTACGTGGACGACCCCCACGCTTCTTTTCAGGAGCTGGGACAGGAGCTGGAAAATCTTCTCGTAGGATAGGATGAGATGCTACGTCTACCAGTAGTGGCTCTTCAGCGAAAGCTGTGGGAGCCTGTACAACAGGCTCACTCTCAGCACCAGAAACGCTTGAACGCTTTGGCTTGAGATTTCCAGTTTTATGATCAAGCACATTCTCTGCAAGGTGTGAGAGGCCTGCTTGATCGATTTCTGCCATTACTGCACGATTTGCCATGCAGTAATTATAAGTCCTGTTTCTTTTTCTTTTTTGCTATTCTGGGATGACGACCCTTTGTTCTCCGTTCAGTGATGTCGTCTTTCAGTACTAGTGCTTCTTTTTTGATTACACCGACATGCTTGATGATATTTCCAAGCACCCGTCTGTATCTTACCAGAGCCGGAACATCACCGCGACCTTGTACGGCAAGAGAAATAAGACGTTTTGCTTCCCTTGCAATCTGCACGAGCTTCTCTGTTTGCTCAATCGCTTGTGCGGCTAGTGCAGCGTCGACAGCTGGTTGAACATTATAGAAAGTTGGATCTGGATCCTCTTCATCAACAATCTCTTCCTTTTCTAGATCTTCATTTTCCATTCTTCTTTGCTTTCTTCTTTGCTGGTGTCTGCTGGGCCACTCCGATGATTGCGTCAGCAAGGCCGTATTTCACAGCCGTGGAAGCATCGAAGTTATGATCGTGACCAAGTCTCATGATGTTCTTGAGATCCTCGGGAGTGAGTTTGCTGTGTCTCGAAACATACAGATCCATTCTGTCTTGCAAACGAACCATCTCTTGTAGCTCTGCAGCAATGTGAATTGCATTTCCACCCGTTGATGTCGAAACAGGGTGCATCATGATTGTTGTAGACTCACCGAGGAATCTCTTTCCCGGCGTACCTGCCGCAAGAATCATTACTCCGGCAGACATTACTTTACCAAGTCCAGTTGTACGGACATCGCATCCATTCACATTTCTGACAATGTTGATTGCATCGTAAAGCGCAAACGCATCGTGAACGTTTCCACCGTACGTTGACATAACAATATCAATTGGCGCTGACGATTGCGATCCAAGAGCAATGATATTCGCAATAGCATTCGTGATTCCGTATTCTTCGATTTCTCCCGTCAAAAAGATCATTCTTTCAACAGCCGAACCCTGAGACGTATCGGTATTGTGATGCGATGACTTACTGGTGATATTTCTGCCCATGCTGTATCATTGTCCTTTGGGGTACTGATTTTCAATCTTCTCTAGAGAGACGATAATTTTCGAGGTGCGGGTTCGTGGATTCAACAATGTCAAGCATTGCTATGTTTGATTCAAGCTCTAGCGCAATGAGCGAAATGAGTTTGATCAGCTCTATGTCAGAGTGAGACTTTCTGAGTCGCTTGGCCTCGACTCTCAGTTCTTGAATTTTCTCAGCTCTCTCTGCAAATTCAGACTGTTGATTCTTCGCTGAATGATTCGACATTGAACATTTCCTTTGAAAAGATACGAATGTATTTTCCCTCTCTCATTCCATCGTACGACTCAGTACTGAGCTGTATGACGGAATCCCAGATTGCGTTATCAATGACAAATTTGCAGTGTTCCCAAACATGGATATCGCATCCTTCTGAATCGAGTACAGCCGCAATATTGCTTGGAAGCTGAGGTCTAATCGTATCAATCGTACTGACCGATTTCAGATCCTCTTTGCCATTGATGATTTTCGATGTGCAGAGCTCTGTAACTCTGTGTACGATTCCACAGTTATTACACTGCACAGTTTTCGGAATCACTGCATCATCCTCAGTAACCGAGAACACTACGAATTGATGATTCGGAGGATTCTGCATGCTTTTATATTGAGGAAGAATGCACCGGCATTTGATAATATGCCTCGTTCCAATTTTTGTAGGAGTCTTATCAGCCATGAGCAGAAACTCCTCAAATAATTTTTTTTTTGCCTGTACAGTTACTGCAGTCTGTGACTGTACGAATGACTTCTCGGCGTGCATTATGAAATTTGTATGAGTTCTGCTGAGATCGTTATTCATCAGAGCGAGAACAGACTGCACTTGCTCTTGAGTGAGCCCGACCTTTTGCATATTCGATTTATTTTGCAACGAATCTGATAGCGTATCTTTTAGTGCATCACCGAGTTGCTGGAGGCTACGAAGATATTCATTCTTTGTCATGTACCGATAATATCTTCGAGACGTACTGCAGTGCAAATATTTTTTTCGCTTGCAAGAGATGCGATATACGGATACACTTTCGTACCATCGCTCGAACAACCTGATGATATGCAAGCAGACAGTTCTCTTACGAACTGAGAGAGCTTATTTGCAATTCTTCTGGAGGACGTTATGATCTCAAATCGTTTTGACGACAACCTTGATAGTCTAGTATCAATCAGCTTTACACCATCCTCTGTGGAACTAGCTCGTCTCTGCATTAGGTCTGATATCAGCGATCCTGAGGATTTAATCCCAGCTTCAGATTCTATCTCGACAGAATTCTCGCAAGTACGGATTGCTTCAACAGCAGTCAGAGAAGACGGGTCAATCGTGATAAGAAGCTCACCGGTGTGATAATTTCTGATCGAAGCTGAGCATGATGTTGCGATATCTCCGATCGTTGCGATATTACCAACGTCAGTTGACACTGTGTGAATCCAAAGATTTTTGCAACGCTTCAGATCTTGTATTGCTTCTTTTGATATTCCTCCGCAGAATACATGAAGTTTTGACTGAGATAGCAAATTTGTGAATCTCGACAGCTCAGATGCAGACTCAATGTACCCATCGTACGGAAGCACGAACGCATTTGTACACTCTTCTCCTGAAGATATCACGCTGCACACAGGAAACTTTGCACATGTGTACTTTCTACAAACGATAGATTGCTTCGTATGATCGACGATAATGTGTACACGGTACCCGTACGGTACGCGAGAGAAGATGTCTGATATCATTTCAGCTTCAGTCCCGCTGAAATGAGTACGTACGAGGGAGTTCATATGATCCTGAGAGAATCTCATCTGCGCTCCTTTCCCCTGCGCAGATACGACGCCTGGATACAATTTTTCAAGATTTGAAAGAGTAGACTGCTCTCTTTTATCAAAAAGAGAGAGTGCAACTAGCAAATCAGACGTGAGTTCATCTCCGGGTGTACGGATCAGAAATCGATCATCAAATCTAATTTGAGCTCTTTCTTTAAGAGATTTAATCATTCTTAAAGAGAAGAGATAAGACAATAAATTTCTCATTTGCAATTTATTTGTGTAGAGCGTCCCAAATAAATTTCGCTAGCCCGCTCGTAGCAAATGTCATGACTGCCCAGAACAATTTGTTATAATTCCCTTGTAGTTCTGCGACTTCTTTACTACGCGTAACGAGTCTGTCCTCGAGCAAGGCAACCTTCTGATCGAGTTGCACGACTCTCTGAGCCTCACGCTCAGAGATGCTCTTTATGTAGTCAACTTGCAAATTTGCAGTTTGATGTCTCAGTTCTAGCTCTGCTAGCTTCACGTCTGTTTTGTCTTCTCTTTGCCAATTTGCAAATTTTTCGAGTGTATTTTCTACTCTTTCAAAAAGAGTTTCTACTTTAAGCATTCCAGATTCGAGTTTCGACTGTCCTGCTTCAAGCTTGGCTTGAATAGAAGAAATTCTGCTGAAGATACCCTTATCCGGATCGTAAAGTGTTTCTTCGATGTTCTTGAGGCGAGTTTGTACATCGCCCGCGCCGAGCTGTTCTAGCTTAGGAGATGATTGCGGCATGTCATATGAAATAGGCTTGCACTTCTGAGTACTACCCGCCAACAATGATCTATATGACATTCTTGAACCAGAAGTTCTCATCATTCTCAGTTGGTCAGGTACCGGATGATGCAGATGTTGTTTTTGTGGCTGATATGTTCGTTGAGGACGGAGTTCTTGGTGGCGCAGAACTTACAACGGATGCAATTCTGGATGCCAGTCCGTACAAAATTTTCAAGCTGAGATCACGTGATGTTGGACAGTTGGCACTTCAGACTGGATCGAACAAGAAGTGGATTTTCGGAAATTACTCTCAAATTCCTGCGAACATCTTCTATCAAGTTCTGATTGCATTCGCAGAGAATTTCAACTATAGCGTTATCGAATACGATTACAAGTACTGTGTTGCAAGATCTCCTGAGAAACACGCTGCTCAAACAGGAAAATGTAATTGTCCTGGAAGTCAACACACAAGTGTAATCGAAAAGTTTTACGCCGGGGCGAAGAGAGTTTACTGGATGTCAGAGAAACAGATGATGAGCTCGCTGAAAGCAATGCCTGCGCTGAGCTCACTCGGTACGAATCACAGTGTTCTATCTTCAGTATTTTCAGCAGATACTCTTGTAAAGCTTAACGTCTTTAGAGATGCACGCTCGCTGACTGATTCTTATCACTCAAAAGATGAGTGGGCAGTGCTCTCAGCTAATTCATGGATCAAAGGTACGAAACAAGCGATCGATCACTGTGAGAGAGAAGGACTGAAGTACAGGCTGATTGGAAATCTTGCGTACGATGATCTGCTGACCCAGCTATCACTGTGCAAAGGGCTTGTTTACATGCCGCCGGGCGGAGACACATGCCCAAGACTCGTTATCGAAGCAAAACTCATGGGACTCGATCTCATTCTGAATGACAATGTTCAGCATAAAGATGAAGAGTGGTTCGCATCAATCGACTCTTGCCTCGAGTATCTTGCTGGTTCAGCTTCTGAGTTTTGGCAGATGGTGAGATCTGACATGTTCACAAAGCCAACAGTCAGCGGATACATGACTACGTTCAATGCTCTCTCGCGGGGGTACCCCATCAGAGAAGCGATCTCATCGCTCAGTTTCTGTGATGAGATCTGTATTGCAGATGGAGGATCGACGGACGGTACAGTCGAGTTCATCTCAGAACTGAAATCTCTTCTTGGAGATAAACTGAAGATCCGCGTTTTCGGAGAGCAAGACGGTCTGAATGCGTGGGATGGACCTGACTTTGCTGTCAACGATGGAAAATTGAAAGCTCTTGCGAGAGAGATGTGTACAATGCAGTACTGTTGGCAGCAAGATTCTGATGAGATTCTTCCAGAGTCAGACGGTGAAAAAGTGCACTCACTACTCGAGAGAGTTCCGAGAGTTGGAAAGTTTGTGATTGCGCTACCTGTCATCGAATACTGGGGTGACTCTGGAAAAGTCAGAGCCGACGTGAATCCATGGAAGTGGAGACTGTCTCCCAACAATGGAGATATCACTCACGGAATTCCTGCAGAGCTCAGAGCCGGCTCATCACACTCTCTTCCTGGCTCAGACGGGTGCGATATGATCGATCGCGAAGGAAACAGAATTCCTCTAATGAGCTTCTACACGAATGATGTTCACGCAGCACGGATGGCATTCGTGAAAGGTGATTCAATTGCGGGAAAAAATTATTCTGAGTGGTACCAAAAGGTAACGAGTGAGCTACCAACGATTCATCACTACAGCTGGATCGATCTTGACAAAAAAATCAAGCTATACAGAGATTACTGGACACGTCATTGGAACTCTCTGTACGGCTCGAGCCTCGAGGACACTGCAGAAACGAACATGTTTTTCGATAAGCCATGGTCACAGGTAACAGACGAAGACATCTCTAACCTGGCAAAGAAGCTCAAAGACACCACATACGGATGGATATGGCATGTCAAGTGGAAGGGACAACGCATTCCTGGTTTGACATCTTGGACCTCTGATCCTCTAGGACTTGTGAAGACAAATTAATTTGTCAAAATAGAGTGATGAGAGCCATAATCGTGATATGGCTCAAGAAAAAATTGATATCAAAGATTACTTGCAGAGGCTGGGAATCGCGACTGACTCAATCAACCTCGTAGATTACGATGTTATCGGTGAGCACTGCGCAAGAAAGAACAGAGAGCCAACTTCTGAGGTTGCAAAACGTAAGGGTATGTTCTTCAGACCAAACTATGAGAGGGGGATTCTCATTGATTCTGTTATGAGACACTACGATCTCAAGTCGTATCTCGAAATTGGATTTGGAAGGGGATACTCTGCAATCTGTGCAGCACTCTCATTTGTAAAGAGAGGTCTTGAGCCAGACGTCACTGTTGTCGATCCTTATCTCGATGAGAAGTACATTGCACATCTCTGCAAACTTTTTCCAATTGCGTCAAAATTCACTTACGTGAAGCAACCAAGTCACCAATTCTGGTTTGAGAAAAATGGTACTTCAGAACGGTGGGACTTCTGTTATATTGATGGAGATCACTCAGAACACGCAACTGGAATCGACTGGAGCGGCGCAGAACAGCACACGAACCGGTTCGTTCTGTTCGATGATTACCATGAGCCAATGAAAATGGATATTGGCATTAAATGCGCTGATGCGATTGACAAAATTGATCGCGAAAAGCTGTACATTGTCACAGATCGTAGAATCTTTCCAGATGACCTCGGGCCACGTACTCTAAGTGAGATGAATTACGGTCAGGTACTGATTGATGTCACAAAATAATTTTGTTTTCATCGCTCCCATGTTCAATGCGGGTGACACTCTGCAAAGAATGCTCCATTCGCTGTATGGACAGTCTCACGAGAGTTGGAGACTCATTCTCATTGATGACATGTCCTCAGACGAGCATGCTAGCAAGTGCGAAAATATCATCAAAAATTTCTCAGCATTCTCTGATAAAATTCATCTCATCACAAATGATGAGAAGCGTTGGGAGGTCGCTAACGTTCTCAGAGGACTGAGCGAGTGCTCAGAGACTGACATTGTCTGTAGAATCGACGCGGATGATTGGTTGACAGATCTTGACGCACTCAAAATTCTTGATCAAGTATACTCAGCGACGTCAGCAGACGCAGTTTGGACGGCTCACCGCTGGGGATTTACAGATCAAAACATCTCCGGCGCCCTTCCAGATCGTGCGAATCCATACACTCATCCGTGGGTTTCAAGTCACTTGAAGACTTTTCGCAAGAGTATCATAACAGGAGTGAATGATGAAAATTTCAGAGGAGAAAATGGACAGTACATCAAGCGTGCTGGTGATCAGGCGATTTATCTCCCAGTACTCCACAGAGCGAAGAAGCGCGTATTCGTACCAAGAGTGATGTATCACTACACGATCGATCTTTCACCATCGACTTTTCAGACTCATGATGCAAAATTTCAAAGAGATGAAGCAATCTTCTTGAGAGAACGTGGATTTGTAGAATAACTTGCTCACGCGTAAGGATTACGGCATGAAGTATCTTTACGCAAATCAAGCAGTCGTGAATGGCCCATGGGGAGGAGGGAATGCATTCATTCGTGCGCTATACGATCTCGCTCCGGAGTTTGGATGGACAGTCACGAATGATGCATCGTACATAAAACCGGGCACCCCAGTACTCTGTACAACTCTTTCTGGAGACGGAGGAATATCATTTTCGTCTATGCTTGCTGTAAGAGCGAATTGCCTCAAACATCGTGGAAGAGATATTCCGATTGTTCTGAGATGTAACGAGAACGACGCAAGAAAAGGTACGACTCACGTTGATTCTGCGTGGAGATCAGCATTCGAACACTCTCATAGAGTACTGTTCGTATCTCACTGGCTCCAATCGTATTTTGGGCTGGCTGGAGAAAAATACGGCGTTCTCATAAACGGAGTTGACACTGAGATTTTCTCACAAGTCGAAAGAGTCAAATCAGATCGGCCCTCTGTGGTGGCTCATCATTGGTCAGACAATCCTCTTAAAGGATCAGACGTGTACGCATATCTTGATCGTCTAGCAAAAGACAAAATTATAGATTTTACGTACATTGGAAGAATCAGAACTCAGCTTCAGAATACGAAGATCATCGCACCGCTGCATGGAGTAGAGCTTGGAAAGGCTCTTGCTAATCACGATGTGTATATCAGTGGCTCACGATTCGATCCTGGTCCTAATCATATCCTCGAGGCACTGGCATGTGGTCTTCCAACCTACGTGCACAAGGATGGAGGCGGCTGCATTGAGTTTGCAGGAGAAGATCATGTGTACACTGACACCGACACTCTGTTCAAGCAAGTCATGAGTCCAAAGAAAAATGAGATTCGATTGTTTACGTGGAGGGAATGCATTATGAATTTGATCAAAGAAGCGGAGTCTCTAGAATGTTGATAGCTTGTCTTTCATGGATCACTGACGAGAATTACGATCGTCGAATTGAAAAAGCGACAGAGTCGTTGCACTCACTCAAGCCATTGGGATACAGCACATTTGTTATAGACAACGGAGGAAATGGTTGGGCAGAGTCGAAAGCAAAAGAGCTAGGACTATGTTACAAGAAACTTTCGAAGAACTACTACGACGTTGCAGTACATCTCTCTGCTTACGAGCTTGCAAAGAAGCATGGACAAAAATATTTCTGTTACACTTATGATGATTTCGTTCTATACGATTACGAAGCTCTTTTTGATGCTGAGTCATGGCTAGACAGAAATCGAGATGTTATCAACATGAGAGTTCCGAAGTATGTTGCAGGAGCAAAAGCGTTCGATACCGCCTACACAAGCAAAAGTAAGAATTGCGAAGCTGTACGACATATTGATGGAGCTGGTGGAGATCCTCTGCTCTTTGGAAACGAAGAAATGGTAGGAGAGCACCGATTCATGAGATCGAATTGGCGTCCTAACTCTCGTCCAATGATCTGGAGAACATCTGCATTCTCAGACTACGCCCTCATAACTGAGAATTGTCCTGTTATGCAACCATTCGAGAAACACATGTACGATGTTGCAGATAGAAGTGCAAAGACAATGAGATACAGGAGTTCGCTACTCAACGGAGGAGCATTTTCGACATTCCCGCAGGAAACAAGTGACAGGATGCAGCATCCTGATCTCTGTGCGAACAAAACTGTAAACACAATAGAGCTGATGAAAGAATTGTCTTGATGCCAAAAATTTACGTTGGTACAATGTGGGCCGGGGAGGGCGGATTCGATCACTGTGTCGAAGCAATAGCCAAACAAAAGAATGTTTCGATTACACATCAGATTGTTGCGTACAAACCAGAGAGAGAAGCGCATTCGATTCTGTATTCAACTTGGGAGAGCGTGAAGCACAAGTACGATGCATTCGTGCAAGTTGATGCAGATACAGAGCTCATTGATTACAAGGTCATTGGTCTCATGTATGAGCTGCTACAGGAGCAATCAAAGAACGGTAAAACATCACTACAGTCTCCTCTGTACGATTATCTTACGTGCAGAAATATCGCAGGTTTGAACATGTACCTCCCCACCGTGCGGTTCAAGGAACCATCTGAGCTTTTTTGTGATCGTTGCACAGAGAATAACGTCACTTATCTTGGAGCTCCAGCAAGGTACTCCTGCGTTGGGCGTCATGCTGAACACAGCACTGGAATACAGAGCTACAGATTTGGTGTGCATAGGGGTCTTAAACGTGGATTCGGAGATGATTTCAATGCAATCGTGAAAGCAATCAAAGATGCTCACTCTGCAAAGATCTCATGCTATGGAGAGAACGAAGGTCTTTGGCCTGATTTCGAATTTCAACCTCAAGAGCTAGCTCTATGCGGCTTCTTTCACGCAGAACGCTTCAAGGGCAAGAAATTCGATTATGATAGCGATGAGCTTCATAATGAATTCAATGCCATTAGAGAATCTGACATCCGCGAGTACGTCAGGAAAGTTCTATGAGAATCAGAGTTCTCGTTGAGAATGAAAAGTACGTTAGGGATGAAGTATATCTGTCGAATGCTCTCAGATACCTTGAGAGTGCACACGATATCTTCATTGAAGATTACTCGACCAGTAACAGAGTTTCGCAGAGCGTCGACGTTACACTGAGTATGATTCGGATCAGAAATCTTCTGAAGTATGCTGATCAGATCGGACAGGATCCCATCGTTGTGAACGATTACGATCCATGGTGCTCGCTAGCGATAGATCAACCGTACACTGGGCTGTACGATCTCATTTGGAAGCGATTGAACATTAGAGCCTTTCTCGTTTCATCATACGAGTGGTGCAAGATCTCACGGGATATGGGATATCCGACCGCTTGGTACAGAATCGGTGTACAAGCAAAAGATTGCGATCATGGAAATCGATTCTGGAACAGAAGATCGATAGATCTAGAATTCAGAGGCTCACGGCATGAGTTCAGAGTGAAGGCATTCGATGATCTCGCAAAAGCAGGTCTAACTGTACCTTGGCCCGCAAACAAAGTACCTCTCTCACAATTTGGTGACCATCTAAGAAATGTGAGAGTTTGGGCTCATGATGAGAGCTTGAAATTCAGAACAATCAGAGGAGAGTGCGTGAATTCAAACTGGCTCTGGCCCAAAACTTGCGAGGTACTAGCCCGTGGGTGTTTCGTTGTACGAGATGAGCAGATGGAGATGTATCACTATGATCTCCACGAAATTCCAACTCTCATTACGTACAGAGGGATTGAAAATGCTAAGTCTGCATACGAGAGCATTCTTGCAATGAGTCCATCAGAACGAGATGACCGAATCAATCACGCAGTTGCACATATGCGACATGCAGATCCGTACAGAACATTTGCTGAAGAGTTTGAAAAAATCGTGTCAGACACACGGTAAGATGTACCATGTCAGAACTCATACAACTTCGTAAGAAGAATGATGATGTCAATACGAGACATCAAGAATTGACGCAAAAATTCTCAACATGGGGAGACAAGCTTCTACAACACACAGATGTTCTGAGTATGATTCAGAATCACGGTGAGTTCCGCCCAATCACTGTGCAGCTCAGTCCAACAGAGGCATGCGATTCTGATTGCGATTTCTGTTCTGTTGCAGCTAGACCCATCAAATCGAAAATGTCATGGGAAACGATCGAAAAGACGCTGAGACAGTTTGCTCAAATTGGCGCAAAGAGCGTCGAAATCACAGGCGGAGGTAATCCCATGCTCTACAAAGACTCTGGAAAAACGATCAATGATATCGTCGTGCTGGCAGCCAATCTTGGATTGCAAGTTGGAATCATTACAAACTCAGAATCCCTCAAGAGACTGAATCCCACTGTATTCGATATGATCAGCTGGATTCGAATCAGTCTTATCAAACTCGATGAGGGATGTAGTCCAGAAGATTACGATTTCTGTGGGTTTCCATACGAGAAACTGGGATTTAGTTACATCCTATACGGACCCTCGAGTGCAACACCAATCAAGAAGAAAGCTGTTCCCGGTACGACGATCGAAACGATTGAAAAGATTTCGAAGCTTGTCGACCTTCACGGTGGGAAAATAAAGTTTGTGCGCTTTGCTGGAAATTGCCTCGTAAAGGGAAACAATGCAGCGACAAAGAAATCATTTCAACAGATTATTGACGAAAATGATAATTACAAGAAATTTTTTATAAAAGACATTGACTCCGATGACGACGCATATGACCATGGTTGCTACGTTGGCGCGATTAGACCTTACGTTGCCGCTGATCCTTATGGAAACGGATCGTGGGTGTACACATGCACGTCGCATGTTCTCAATACACGAACGTACGATACAGATCACGCGTTGTGTCGCCCTGATGATATCGTTTCAACGTGGGCTGAGATGAGCGCAAGATACAGAGAACGTGGGTACCCTTACGAGGTGAAAGGAAACTGCGGTAAGGGATGGTCAGAAACGTGTAAATTCTGTTACTACAAATTCAATAATCGTCTTCTTCACACCGTCGCGCAGCCTATGCCAGATAAGAACTTCGCATGACATACAGAGAAATCGATACAACAAAACCGGTTCGACAGGGTACAGAGTATGGAGAATCTTACTACACGAGTAAGAACTACGCTGGGTACCTTGAACGGTCTACTCGGTACGAACGGATGGTATCAGACATTCACCACGATGTGTTCAGAAGGGTCGGATTGGACTTCGTTAGTAAGCCTGTTCTTGACTTTGGCTGCGCAGCTGGATTCACTGTCGCATCGCTAGGACAGCTTGGGTACAAGTACGTCACTGGGTATGATGTATCAGACTGGGCAGTACAATGGGGAAGAGCGAATCTTGGACTCAGTAACCTCACAACGAACGTCAAGTCTGTTGAGGGAAAGTACTGGGCACTCATGCTTGCATTCGATGTATTCGAGCATATGAGCGAACCGGTTCTTGCAGAAACACTCTCTACTCTGAAACCAGATCATATTCTTGTAAGAATTCCAGTATCTGAGACAGACGGCGGTCGATACGTTCTTTCTGTGTCGGAGGCAGACAAAACTCACATTATACGACTCACAAAATCATCTTGGTGTGAGTGGTTCTCGAATCATGGGTACACAAGAGTGTTCAGCGTTAACACTGGTGGATTTTACGATTCGGATGGCGTTATGTGTGCAATGTTCAGAAAATCTTCGATAAGATGGTGATATGAAGAAAACATTTCACGATATCTTCTCTGATCAGTTGAGACTCATTCTTGGAAAATACAGAGATGATCGTCTCAACGATTCAACATGCTCACTGATCTATCAGGACATCTATCAACAGTTGCTTGAGGTTCTCAAAGGTTCGTCTCTCAACGTGCATCAAGACACCGTGAACTGGCTTTCACAGCAGTATTATGACGGTATCAAGATAAACGGTAATAGCTCGCTGAATCCTAACATCTTTACAAAGAGACCGAATCTTACAGATCTTCCTACAAAAGATCTTGTAGTCCTGCTTGCAATGACGCAAAAGACAGGTTTTGCTCGCGATGTTGCAGAGGAGCTCAAAAAGCGTGGATTAGATACCTCGTGGGTTCTTTAGCATACCGCGTGCAGCAAGATCATAAATGAGAGATGACGTAGTGATGTGACCAATCACTCCCCTTGATCCCCCGCCAGCTGCAGCAGGTCCAACGGGAGGCTTAGCAAGCCAGAATCTTCCGTTGCTCTGCTTGATTGTTCTTTCACAGTTCTTTATGCACTGTCCTCCTTCATCAACTTGTCCACCATCAACTGATTTCAGGAGAGTTCCATCTGGAGAAACTTCTTTACACACAAGAACGTGTTCGAATCCTCCTCCAGCGGCTCCTCCAATGAGAACAATATCTCCCGCTCCTGGAAGTACGAGCTTGTCGCCAGGAACCCAGTACTGACGGCCAAGCTGCTTTGATAGTTTTTGTGCGCCGGCAACGAAATATTCAATACTCTTTGCGACTGCCCACTTTGATGCTTCCTCTTGCTTTGAGATGTCGCCATCGAGATTATCATCATCTCTGTTCGTGAACTTATCGATTTCAACTCCCGAAATCGACAGAACAATACCTGCAAGATCCGTGCAAGCCGTATATCCTGCCCATACATGACGACCCTCTGTCATCAAAAACAGCTTTGCAATCTGCAGTTCAGTCGCACCTGGTTTCTGAGTTCCATCCGAGAAATACTCTGCAGTTCTTACGATTGCTTCCTGAATTCCCTCACCAGACATTGAAGTAAAGTCGACAGACGAGAACTGTGACATCACAAGTTCTGTCAAACGTTTCCTCTGAGAAATCCATTGTTGAAAATTCATAACGCTCACCTAAGAATAGATACCAAATGAAGGTTTATTTTGACAACGTCGACTTCAACTCACGAACTGGTCCGAATACATTCGCGATCAGACTGGCCCAGGCGCTCGGTTACAAATCAGTGACAATCGCTGATAGCGATGATTATGACATTGCGCTTTCTTTCATCGAACCGTCTTCTGCTTTGAATAAAGACAAACCGTATGTTTTGAGACTCGACGGTTTCTGGTTTTCCCCGAAAGACTGGTCAACTCGTAATGTATCAATGAAGTCAGCGCATGAGAGTGCAGCTGCTGTAGTTTATCAGTCAGAGTTTGATAAAAAATTCTGTCAGACGGCTTTTGGAAAGCCAAAATCAGAGCACGTTATCTTGAACGGTTCTTCAATTGGAAATCCAATTGCTGATGATTCTCTCTTGCGTCTGAGAAAGGAATACGATCAATTGTGGTGCTGCTCTGCAAACTGGCATGCACAGAAGAGATTTGAAGAAAATTATCGTCTCTTGAAGCACGTTAGAGAGAAGACTGGAATGAAAATCGGTATGATCGTCCTCGGTAAGGATCCTCCAATTAACATGTCAGCGAAGGATCGTGATGTATTTTACACAGGTAGCGTCGGTCACTATCAATGCATGAAAATATACGGAGCATGTGACTGGATGGTTCACATGGCCTGGCTGGATCACTGTCCAAATACTGTTGTTGAAGCCCTATCGGTTGGTACACCGGTGATTGTAGCAGGATCTGGAGGTACTCCAGAGCTTGTTTCTGCTACGGATGGTGGTATTGTCATACCGGACACTGAGTTTGACTTCACTCCGAACGATTACGAAAATCCCCCTCCCGTGCTCGGTATTGATTCATTCGAGCTGCCGAGAAACAAGATCTTCCCGAATATGGATGGAGTCGATATCAGAATTGTCGCTGACAAATACATAGAAGTGTTTGAAATGGTACTCGGTACCAAAGTACAATAAAGCATGTATGATTTCCTGATTGTTGGATGCGGACTCTTTGGAGCGACATTCGCTCAGCAGGCAATCGCAAATGGGAAGAAAGTTCTCATTGTTGATGTGAGAGAACATATCGCTGGAAACTGTTACACAGAGAGAAAGCATAACATCGACGTACACAAGTACGGCCCACACATTTTCCACACGTCGAATAAAGCGATATGGGAGTACGTACAGCGTTTCTCGGAATTCAATTCGTATCGGCACCACGGGCGTGCACGAGTTGGAGATACTGTATACTCGTTTCCCATCAATTTGATGACGCTTCAGAGCGTGTATGGTGTCAAAACTCCAGACGAAGCAGAGGCTCTATTCGCAGAGTTTCATAAGTCTGCGTCAGATCTCGACATCACGAATCTTGAAGGGTGGGCGATCTCTCAGATCGGTGAGAAGCTCTACGAGATGTTCGTAAAGGGTTACACTCAGAAACAGTGGGGTCGCGATCCTAAAGAGCTTCCTGCATCCATCATTCGTAGAATTCCTGTAAGGATGACGTACGATGATCGGTATTTCAACGATGTGTATAACGGAATTCCAGTTGACGGTTATACTGGAATGGTTCGGAATATGATCGAGGGAGCTGATGTCGTTCTCGGTTTCGATTATCTCAAGGACAGAAACAAGTACTCCGCTCATCACACGATCTTCACAGGTCCAATCGATGCTTACTACGAATACAAATTCGGTAAGCTAGAGTACAGAACGCTGAGATTCGAAGAAGAGACTCACGAAACTCAGTTCTATCAGGGTGCAAGCATCATCAACTACAACGATGTATCTGTACCATACACACGAATCACAGAACACAAGATGTTCACACTGGAACGTGGTTCTGATCGCACGATCATAACGAAAGAGTATCCTGACGAGTGGACACACGGTAAAGAACCCTTCTATCCCATTGCATGTATTAGAAACAAGACAATGCTTCAGTGGTATCAGGGTCTTGCAAATTCAGAGAGTAACGTAACATTCGGAGGGCGATTGGGCACTTACCAGTATTACGACATGCATCAAGTAATCGCGCAAGCGCTTACAATGTCAAAGAAATTTTTTAGCAAATGAAGATAAAAGAAAAGCTCACAGATCGTGATCTCGCGCAGATCACGCACAATGTTGTACGAGCATGTTCGTATGATGAATCATGTAGTGTTACGACTGAAATGTTGGATTATTTTCTGAATCTCGATATTCAAGATGATCTCAGCGTATCAGTGATGTCAAATCCCGTTGAGCTGGTACCAACTAAAAAAAGTGAATTTGAAGCAGTCTGTTCAGAGTCTCACAAGGCGGGTACGGGACCTGATGATAGGGAGACGTTTGCGAAGCATTTCAAAGGTGTTGTAACAAGCAGATATGCTCTCGGGTACAAAAAACTGTGGATCTACTGCTCAATGTTCTCAAAATCTGGGCAGTTTTGGTGTAGAATTGGATGGAGTAGAAAATGACAGTCATCGGCGATCAAATCAATATCTCTTCGATCAGAGCAAACATGGATGGCCCGGGCTTTGCAGCCACAAAGGGCGCAGTCGTACCGCAATACGAGATGCTTGAGAGAGCGATCAACATCAAGCTACCTGCGAATGTCACCGCAAAGTTGATGATGAATCCCAGCGAAAATATCTGGGACGATACAGGAAAAGCAGTACCTGCCCAAGCGAGCGTGATTCGGATCTGCTCAGCTAGTGAAAACCCAGTGCAAGTTTTGCAGATGATGATCGACAATCAGAGCAAAACTTCTAAAAATAACATATTCTGCATCTACTGGTTGCTTTTTCAAGGACCTGATAACAACTGGTTTACAAGAAGCGCTTGGGTAAAATGCTTAAATTTCCGACAGGAAAGAAGCATATATCGTACTCAGAATTCAGAATGTGGAAGGAGTGCACGTACAGACATTTCCTTACTCACGTTGAACGCGTTGATGATACGAAAGATGAGAACCCAACTCTCGCATTCGGTACGTCAATGCACAAGTTTTGCGAGTTGTATTTTTCAACGAGAGATCACACCGCAAGCATCAAATCTGCGATTTCCGAGTTCGAATCAGCATGGGAGTCAGGTCTAAAGTCAAAAGACAGAGCCGTCTTCACAGAAAAGGAGAAGAAGAGATGCATTACGAATCTCATCAACTTCAGTGTAGACATACCTGAGTGGTTTGACGAGAAATTTCCAGGTTGGAAACTGATCGCAACTGAAGCTGCGATCATGACGCCAGTCGATGAGGAGCACGGGACGGCCGGATATTCCTTCAAAGGATTCATCGACATCGTAATCGAATATGATGGAGACACATGGATTCTTGATTGGAAAACATCAAACAAGGGATGGTCATCATCGAAGCGTAATGATGAGCTAACTCACAAGCAGCTTCAAATGTATGCAGCGTATTACAAGTCTCTTGGACTTCCTCAACCTGGCAATATCAGAGGCGGCTTCGTAATTCTGAACAGATCTGCTGAACTTGGTGACAGGTCTTGCGATCTCGTAGAGATCAATCTTGACGAGACAAAACAGCAGGACGGTAAGAAATCAATCAAGCACATGCTGAAAGTCATTGAGCGAGGAATCAGCATAAAAGATAAATCGGCTTGTTTCTTTTGTCCGTACACAAAAACAGAACATTGCCCATTATCTGTTTATTTATAACGGAATCTTGCGTACAGTATTGCCAACAGTACATGGCAATCGCAAAACGCAAGATTCTGATGATCTCGGATCACCCTCTGTGTTCAAGCGGAGTTGGAACTCAGTCTAGATATCTCACACACGGATTGATATCGACTGGAAAGTACACTTTTCGCTGCCTCGGTGCTGCGCAGAAGCATGATAGTTACGAGGACGTTGCTCCACTACCTGATCTCATTATCAAACCAATCAATGGGTTTGGCGATAGAGACATGCTCCGTGGATTGCTGATCAACGAGCGTCCAGATGCTCTTCTAATTTTCAACGATCCCAGATTTTTTATCTGGGCATGGGAGATGGAAGATGAGATTCATCAAATCTGTCCGATCGTTTACAATCATCTTTGGGACAATCTTCCAGTACCAAGTTTCAACAAAGTACTGTATGAGTCGACGGATCTGATCAACTGCATCAATTACGATACGTACAGTTTCGTTTCGAAATGGTTTCCCGAGAAAACTAATTACGTTCCTCACGCGCTACCCACGAATCTGTTTCATCCTCTGCCAGAACAAAACAGAAACGAAGCAAGAGAAAAATTGCTCGGTAGCGATAAGAAGGATAATTTTCTCCTTCTGTGGGTGAACAGAAATGCTAGAAGAAAGCAGCCAGGAGATCTTCTCGCTGGATGGAAGCAATTCGTCGATAATCACGTATCTGAGCACGGAACAAAACCAGCCGCAACACTGATCATGCACACTGATCCGTTCGATATGGAAGGACCGAATCTCGTTGAAATCGTAAAGCTTCTCGAGCTCGAAGACTCAGTGAGATTTTCGAACGCAAGATGCGATTTCTCTGACATGAACATGATGTACAATGCAGCAGATGCTGTCATTAACGTCTCGTCTGCTGAGGGTTTTGGTCTCAGTACACTCGAAGCAATGTATGCTGGTAAGCCGATCATCGCGCATGCGACAGGTGGACTCAAACGTCAGGTTCGCGATTACAAAACAGACGAGCTGTACGGAGTTGAACTTGTTCCAGATGTCAAATCTCTAGTAGGCACCCAGATGTGTCCGTTCATATACGAGGATTTCCTTTCGCACAAATCAATTGCGAATGGAATCATGCAAATGTATAACAAAAGTCACAGTGAACGTGTTAGCATTGGCAAGAGAGCAATGGAATATGCTCACAGAGAATATAACATGGATTCACTGATCAAGTCTTGGGACGATACTTTGACGAACACTATCGACGCTTGGAAAGCAAACAAGAGCAGATCATGGTCGCAGGTGACTCTATGAAGATCCTACTCAGAGCTCCATTGCTCACACAGTCTGGTTACGGTGTACACTCACGTCAGGTGTATGATTGGCTGAAAAGCGTTACAAAGACATTTGACTGTGCTCCACTAAACTGGGGTAACACTGCGTGGTATCTCGATCGAGATGCTCTCGATGGTAGAATCGGTGAGATTATTGATAGATCGAGAGCAATCCAGCAAAGCTATGACGTATCCATACAGCTACAACTACCAGATGAGTGGGATATCAGAATTGCAAAAATCAACATCGGTATAACGGCGGGAGTTGAAACAGATTTCTGTAATCCGCTTTGGATTGATTACGTCAACAGAATGTCGCTTGTGATTGTGCCAAGTCAGCATACAAAAAATGCATTCGTAAAATCTGCAAAACTGTATGACAAAGAGATCACGACTCAGATTTGCGTGATTCCTGAGTTTTACGAGAAAGAATACGTAAAGCCAGCAACCGGTTCTGTGCTAGATCTGAGCAAGAATTTCAATTTTCTTATTGTCGGTCAGCTTACTGATCACAAGGAAAATCGCGATAGAAAAAATAACATGGCGACAGTGAGAGCGCTTCTAGAAGAGTTCACTCCAGATGATGACGTTGGAGTCGTCATCAAAACAAATTCTTCTAGAAATACGAAGATCGATCGTGCAGTTACACAAAAGTGTATTGAAGATGTTGTAAACTCGACTCGCTCGAAGCTGAAACGAGACACCATTCCAATCGTGTATGTTCATGGAAACATGACAAACGAAGAAATGAATAACGTCTATCGTGATGAGCGTATCAAAGCTTATGTGAATCTTACGAGCGGAGAAGGATTTGGACTTCCGATTATGGAAGCGGCCCTTGCAGGGCTTCCTGTGATCGCCACCGACTGGTCTGCACACACTGAATACCTTGGCGATCGTTTCTCAAAGGTATCGTATAGACTGAAGCACATTCCGAATGAGAAGGTCGACGGAAGAATCTTCGTCGCTGGCTCTTCTTGGGCAAAGCCAGATATGACTGATTTTGCAAAGAAAGCGCGCGCGCTTGTTTCTGATGAAACATCGTACACGCTAGCGAAGATGTCAGCTAGGGCTAAATCAGAGCATCTGAAAGATATTCTTTCGAGCAAGAAAGTTTTCTATCAGTACTCGCAGCTGCTTGGTAAAATCATCAAATGATCTACCTGATCTCATTCATTGCGATCATTGAGCTGATCGCAATCATAATTCTTGCAAGAAAATGCTACCAGTTTGGTATTATGATTCTCGGAATAGAGAACAGAATCGAAAGATGCATTGATTCTCTGAATGATTGCAATCGAAAGATCAAATCAAATCCGCATTACATGCTGTTTGAAGATCCTAGGATCAATGCAGCTCTCGATGTTGTCGTAATAGCTCGCACGAGCATTGATAATGTAGCAAAATTGCTACAGTCAAGTTTTGAAGAATTCAAGAAGGAGGCTGAAAATGAGTGAAACAGTAGAAACAGCGGTTACGGAGCTAAAGAAACCAGCACCAAAGCGCAGAAGAAAAAAGAATACAGATCCGACAAAGCATTATTTCAATGCAGACACATCTGCTGCGATTGTCGAGTACTGCTCTGAAACTGATCGCAAAAAGAAAGAAGCTGTTTACATTTCGCGAATCAGACCTGCCTTCACAAAGCTTGTTGAGAACCTGATCAACATCCACAAGTTTACATCAATGCACGATTCGCAGGCGGATCTCAGAGACGACTGTGTGACTTATTTGTTCGAGACAATGACGAAATTCGATCCATCGCGAGGAAGCAATGCGTTCAGTTACTTCAACGTCGTCGCAAAGAATCTTCTCATTGTGAAAGTAAAAGACAAAACTCAGAAGATGAGACGATATGTCTCTCTCGATGATCAGATGTCACAAAATGATCTTGAGAAGGTGGAAAGTACAAATAAGACGTTTCTTGATCCATCGATTCTTTGTCAATCAACAGAATCCAAGAAAGCTCTCGTTGAACGGCTTAACAAGATGATTGTGATCATGGATAATTCCATTGATCGTGTTGTTATCGACGCAATCAAAAGTTTGCTTGAATCTGCGGATGATATCGACATCATGGGACGATCGGCTGCGATGATGTACATGAGAGAAGTGACCGGTCTCCCAATGAAACAGCTTACAAGCGTGATCAGACGTATCAAAAAAAGATATGACCAAATAAATAAATGGGAGATTTGAAATGTCAATTGACGAAGAGATCAAAACAGCCGACGAACAATCAAAAAAATTCTCAGATATTCTTGATCGTATTGAAGACGTACCGTCCCAACAAAAGACTCTCTGGCTAGAAATTTACGCGAATGCTGTCGAAGACCGTGCGAGGGCGCGATCAATGTTCGATGTGCTAGTTGAAACGTGTAAGAGCGCATCAGGAGAGCTAGCAGTACACGGTGCTACAATAGCAAAATTTCTTGAGAGAATGTCAAAAGCAAACGATCAGCTTGGGAAGCTGTCTGAACTTATCTCGCTTGTCAAAGAAAAGAACGAAAAAATTGACATTGAAGATGCGTACAACGCAATAGAAAAGAAGAAGTGAATGTCTGAAGCTGACATCATCAAACAGATAGCTGAAGGAGCAAGTTATAGAACTCTAGTTGATCGTCTCATGAGAGACGTGATCAATGGTCTCTATCAACCTGGACTACCTCCAGTGCTGCACAGGTATATTGCACTGGAGGTATTTTCGAATCCGATCTCTGAACTTGATGATGAAAAGTATGCAGCACTTCACGAAAAATATGATTTCTCAGATGAAATAAATTGGAGAGATCTTCCGATTGGTACCATTCTCGCAGTAAAACAACAAGACGGTACATCTCAATCGCGTGGAAGGTTTGTATATCCAATCTTTTCTTCTCACCTACAGCTTCCGATCAAACCAGGTGAACACATCTGGGTGATGTTCGAGACATTGATCGATCAAGCGATTCAGAGAGCTTATTACATCGGTAGGATTCACGAGCCAAGATCCGTAGAGGATGCAAATCATACGCACGCGCCGAGAGCATGGTGCGCAGCGGCGAATCCTCTCGAATCTGATGAGCCAGGAAAACCGCCGCAGTATAATTTTGCGAATGGTGTTGCAACTGTAGATCCAGCCGATGGAAGCGTTTACGTCTCCCCGGAGACTGCTCCGCTTCCTGGCGGAGAAACAGCATACGAAGATCTTCTTCAAACATCAGTAACTAGCGCATCTCATAAACGACAATCAGTACCCAGATTTCATAAGCCGCCGCCAGATGCTGCGGTAATGGGATCTAACAACACGCTCATTCATCTTGGAACTCTAGAGCAAGGTGATACAAAAGAAGGAGTAATCGACACCGTAGTGGGCCGCGGACGCACTCCAGAGACAGCTCCCCTCACTGTTGAAAACTCATTGAAAGAGACCGAGGCTGACAAATCCAATGGGAATGAGAACCCAAATGAGGGTAATGCAGACTATACGAACGATGCAGCGCGAGTCATGCTTTGCATCAATGTCAACCTTGACGATCTTTTCAAGCTCTCACTGCAGAACTCCGGTGTGAGCGGATCAGATGGCTCGGGAATCGTTATCAAAGCAGACCATCTGAGATTCATCGCAAGAAAATCTTGTATGATCACCGTGAAAGGATCGTCAAAGGATCCAACGACGGGAATTGAAGTTGAGTCTGACGATCCGACGACCTGGTGTAGCTTTGGAGTCGTCGACGGTAACTTCATCTTCAAGCCGTCTGAAACGGGATACATCAAGCTCGGAGGAGACGATGCAAATCAAGCAATTCTCTGCACATCACAGCCCGCGGCGGTGGCGGGCGGGACTGTTACTGCTCCTCCCACGATATCGACAATGGGAGGAGCGATTGGAACGGGAGCGCCGAGTCAAGGTGGATATTCAAAGAAAGTTTTGATTAAATGAAATGTCAAGAGGGGGCTGGTATTCTCGATGCGAATGGTAAACTAACAAAACCAGCAAGAGACAAATTCGTAGAAGATGTCAAAAAAAAGCTGAAGGCTCTTGATACTGGATTCCCAGTTCCATGCGGGAAGCCTTTGAAACCAATCTCGCTCGATATTCCGCTCGAGGACGAGGCTCTGTTCCCAGATTTTCACAAGTCTTACGTTGGAGCATACGAGGCAATCGCAAAGACGCTTAATGTTGAATCGAATTTCGCGTTCCTACCACTCTGCGATATTCTTGCGTTTGGAGTCAACCTTAATCTAAATGTTCCGCAACTATCACTTCCAGATTTGCTTGCCGCACTTATTGTTCCAACACCAGACTTTTTGTTGGATTTTGGAGTACCGGTACCAGATCTTCCGAGCATTGTTGCAAAATTTCCTTCTTTTAACATTCCAGTTGTTAAAATACCTCCATTCGATCTTCCTCCAATTCCAGCTTACGATGTACCTCTTCCTGCGTTCGATTTTTTTGTAAAATTTCCTCTAGAACTTCCAAAGCTTCTGGTTGATCTAGCACTGCAGATTCCTTCATTTGCTGCAAAAATTCCAATAGAATTTTTGGCAGACATCTGTAAGCTAGTACAAAAAGTTCTTCCTCCACCGGCGCCGCTTGGAAGTCCTGATCCATCAGCGGTAGAACTATCAGTAGTCCAAATCGCCGGTGCACAGGTGCTTGCAGAGAAAACTACAGAATGTCTCTCTATCGCAGTGGTTGGGTCAACACTTGGCGTTGCGGACGCTGGACTCGTTGGTCACATGGGCGCTGGATACGGTTACAGACCTCCGCCTGCAAGTGGAGAACAGAAAAAGCTTACACCGCCAGAACAGATTATCAAACTTGCAAAAGGAGCATCAGGTCTCAGTTACGTTTCGACATACATTAAGTCAATTGTAAAAAATGATAAGGGAAAAGATGAGCCGAAATTTACCGAAGTGTCGACAAGAGAGAAGTACCTTCAATTCATTCTTCCAACTGATACTCCAACATTTCAACAAAATACTGGCAAGACTCTTTCATCTTGCGGAACTTTTCTGAGAGCACTTCTATTCCACGCAGGATCAAAGCGTGATGAAATCACTCAGCCGTATGAGACTCTCACAAAGACGAAATCGATACTTGCAGTTCTTCTTGATCTAGGCAGAGAGCTCGATAAGATGGTGTACGATCTGTCTGATGGAAAGTCTCCTGAAAAGAAACCAACAGCTAGCATGTTCAACATCCAGCCGGGAGAGAAAGCATATGCAGTTCTTGTTGGGGGCTCCGGACAGTACGAAAAAGAGTTCGGTGGTACAGAACACATTCTTCTTATCACATCAAGAGTAGAAAATTCAGATGAATCGCTTGGAATCAAACGTCCTGGAACGCCTCATGGGCCGGCCTACATTGGAATCGAAGGTGGCCAGGGAACATCTGCAAAAGGATACGGAATCGGTACTGCGCTATACGGATTCTACACAGATGCGAATGGATATGGTTGGGCCACACGGTGGTTCAGATCAGATCAAAAAGAAATTATTTCTTATGATACAGGATCTCCCGGCGATCCTGCGAATCAAGTGACTGCTCTACCAGATAGCACGAAATACGCTCCTGCTGAGTCAAGAAAAATAAGGGCAATCATTGACCTCGGAGGCATTCTAGCTGCGACGAAATAGCCCGTGAGTGGGTTATTATGATAAGACGGAATGCCAATCAGTTTTAAGAACGTAGGTAAGACTGTTATACAGAAGCAGGAACAGGCTGACGCTATCATACAGCAATCAGTTCCATACGGATTTCTTACGCCTCTAAAGCTCGGATCTGATACTGACGGTATCTTTGCGATGTCGACATCGCTCGATGCGCAGATATCAGATAATCTAAGAAATCTACTTCAGACGAATCATGGCGAAAGATTGGGACTCCCAGGACTAGGAGCAAATCTAAGACCTTTGGCTTTGGAGTATACGAACACAGATTCTTTTGATGCTCTCGCAGTTGAAAGAATCAAGGCTGCGGTTTCGAAATGGATGCCGTACATTGATCTTCAAACATTCTCTTCCGCTGTCGTCTCTGGCAATAGAGGAAATAGAGTGGCCGCTGTAAATATAACGATTGGTTATGGAATACCATCACTCAGTGTGCAAGATAGACAGATAACTGTAACGATTTACGTAACATGACAACATCAGATACAAAAACACAGCAAGTACGCCAGCGAACGTATCTGAACAGAGACTTCGCGACAAACAGGAATGCAATTGTCAATTACGCAAGGAAGTACTACCCAACAAAAATTCAAGATCTATCTGAAACAGGTGTTGGAGGTCTTCTTGTAGATATGGCGGCAGTCGTAGGAGACAATCTAAACTTCTATCTCGATTTCCAGTTCTCAGAACTCGATATCGATACAGCAGTAGAAAATGTCAACATTGAACGTGCTCTTAGGAACTCTGGCGTTCCAATTTCTGGTGCGGCGCCGGCGATTGTACCAGTTGATATTACGTTCGAGATACCGGCAGTAACGACAGGTGGAAAATCTGAGCCAGATACGACTGCACTTCCAGTACTACAAACTGCAGTAATTGCTAGCGATTCTGGAGTGCAATTCAATCTGTTGGAGTCAATTGACTTTACGACGAGAAATGAAGATGGAACTCTGAATGCCTCTGTCGCAATACTGAAAACGTTTCCAGATGGAACGATCAAAAGTTATGCTGTAACAAAGCGAGGACTTGCGCTATCTGGGAATGTTACGACTGAAACAGTAGTGATCGGATCAAATTTCGTACCATTCAGAAGAATTTCGCTCTCTCAAAAGGACATTTCTGAGATAATTAGCGTACAAGACGATCTTGGAAATGTGTATTACGAGGTAAAAGATCTCAGTCAGGATACTGTTTTCGTTCCTGTCACAAATACTACGTCAGACTCAATGGAAGTACCATCAAGTCTAAAGATGATATCAGCTCCCTATCGTTATACGAAACTTGTTGAGCTTTCAACACGTTCGACAGTACTAACACTCGGCGGTGGTAATGCAGAGACGTTCGAGGATGACGTAATTCCAGATCCATCTGATATTGCTCTCCCATATCAGTATAGAGCTAGCTTCCCAATAGAGCCAATCGATCCAAATTCTTTGCTTGCCACAAAAACGCTTGGAGTTTACGCCGTCAACACGAACTTGAATGTGACGTACAGGTATGGAGGAGGATTGAATCACAATGCAATCGCAAATTCAATCAGATCTGTCGAAACATTTCAGCTTACGTTTCCTGGAAATCCTTCATTCTCGGTTTCAAGGAGCGTGAGAGCATCGATTAAATGTAACAACCCTGTTCGCGCAAGAGGCGGTGACGATGCTCCTTCTATCGATGAGCTGAAGTCTGTTGTTGGCGCATATAGGAATTCGCAATCGAGAATCGTGACTGCAAGCGATATGCTGGCCAGAGTGTACACGCTCCCATCAAATTTTGGACGTGTGTACAGGGCCGGAATCAGATCGTCATCTAATTCTCCATTTGCAACAAAACTTTACATCATCTCTAGGGACGGAGATGGTAAGCTCGCTGTATCAAGTGATACACTGAAGAAAAATCTAAGAACGTATCTCAACCCGCAGAGACTGATAGGAGATGCAGTCGATATTCTTGATGTGAGCATCGTAAATCTGAAAGTCGAATTTGATATTTCAACCGATTCAATATCGAACCGTCAGGTTGTGATCCAGTCAGTCCTCAAGAATTTGAAAAAGTTCTTTGACACAAAGAACTTTAACGTAGATCAGCCGATCATCATCACTGAGGTATCGAAAGTCATCTCGATAACGCCTGGTGTCATATCTGTAAATCAGATCAAATTTTCTGAATTGCAGGGATTCATAAACAACAGAGAATATCCTGGTTCGTCTTTCGATGTTGCCGGATCAACGAAGCGAAACATTTTGTACCCGCCAGAGGGCGGAATGTTTGAGATAAGATATCCAGACACTGACATTATTGGAAGAGCAGAATTAAATGATACTTGCACTCACTGCCAGCGCTGATGGTTACATCACAAATCGTTACATCGGTGGTATATCGCGCACCCGTTCGAATACTGGAAGGGCAGGAACGCTTGATATTTTCAAACTGTATGGAGTTACGTCAACGCTATTTGGTACTGGTTCCGTACCAAATAGAGAAATATCTCGCGCTCTCATAAAATTTGATCTTGAGCCTCTGAGACGTCTCGTTTCTGCAGGAGCTATATCATTTGCAGACTCGACGTTCTCTGCAAATATGAAGCTTTACAATTCCAACGGTGGACAGTCGATACCTGAGAATTTTACTCTCTCTTTGCATCCTCTGTCTGCTAGCTTCGATGAGGGAAGAGGAAGAGACATTGCTCTGTTCAATGACGTCGACTCATGTAACTGGCTTACATCTAGCGTCAATCCTCTCCGCACCTGGGTACAATCGGGTGCAGGAGCATCAGGATCTGCAGGACAGAGTGTCGACATTCTTACAGATGTCGGATCTCAGCAGGTATCTGCGTCACAGAGATTCGTAACGGGTCTCGAAGATCTCTCTGTGAATGTGACACCATACGTTTCTTGTACGCTGGCAGGGATCGCATCAGATAACGGTTTCAGACTCTCTTTTTCATCAGTCGAAGAAGACGATGAATACACATATTTTGTTAAACGTTTTGCCTCTCGTCACACGCATGATAAGAGACTACAACCGAAGCTTTTCATCACATATGATGATTCTATCTTGGATGATTCTCCAGCTCCGCTGTTCTCAGTCACGGGAACTTATGCGTTCACGAATTCTCTGAGAGGCCGCCCAGTACCATTTACATCTGCTTCTGTGCAGATTACTGGATCATCAAGAGTGAATCTGAGATTGGTGAACAGATCGTCTGGTAGTGCTACAACGTACATTTTTCCGGGTGCTTCTGCAGTGAACAGGAGCGCAGGAACATACATTGCCAGCGGTTCCATAACACCAACGCAGCATATGCTCGAGCAACTGGCTGTATCAGGATCGGTCAAATTCGAATCGTACTGGGAGTCTGTTGATGGAACTGTATCCTATGCAACGGGATCAAATCTCAGATTTCGTACAGTTACGCTAGCTCCGACAGTTCCAAGTGCGGCAACAGTCGTCAATGTAACTGGAGCATCGGGAGAGATAGAGAAATCGAACGGGATCACAATGACATGCTTCATTGACGATCCATTCAACAAATCTGATACTCCTCCGTCTAGAACGCCAAGAGCCAGCAAAACTGTGCTCTACAGAGATGTGCACTATCAAATCCGCGAGAAGCAGACAGGAAACATCTGTGTACCGATTGATACAATCACGCATTCGACAAGAATGTCGAATGACGAAGATCGTTACTATTTCACGCTTCCTACGAGCTGTCTATCTCCTGGAGTCGTATACGTTGTTGACGTCGTAATATGGAATGGCACTGATCGAGTTGATTTCAAGTCAGCTTCTGGTCAGTTTTGGGTAGTAGAATGATCATCAAACCAAAACTGCTTTCAAAATCTGAGATATCATCGCTGAAACATGGAAATAGTCCAGTATCTCACTCGATATCATCTCTACCTGAAACGAACGTATCGGATGAAAATAACATCAGGTACGCTAGAGGTAATGGTGTCAAATCAACACAGCAGCTTCGAGTTAATTGGTCTAATTTCTCAGATCACACATTTTTTCAATCCGCTGTCGTAAAAACGAACGTTGCATTCGATAACATTATCAACGAGTATCCATTCGATGGATCTCGAGCAATTATCGAATCGTTCGAAGACTCACTGACAGGATTCGAAAAATGGGTTCTTGATTCATTTCCAAAGTCAGTGGGATACGTTCAGCTGTCTGGAACGAATGCCCCAGAAGCCTCCGGTGGAGCTTATCTTCAAGTACAAGATTCAAAAGGATATCTCTATCCTGAAACGATCAGTGAATCTGGATTGCCTGCGTTCGTTACAACTGGTAGTTTCTGTTTGGAATTTCATGCGAATGTTCCCTCAAGATCAAACGCAAATCAGGCAATATTTCAGATGCTCGGCACAGATCAGGGACTGTCTGTGCACCTCAGTGGTTCTTCTACGTCGAATGCGACAATCGAATTTAATGTGTGGTCCGGTAGTCTGTCTCTTAGCAGCCAGCACACTGCACAAAAGGGAGTGTTCAATCACCATGCATGCGTGTACGATTCAGAAACCGGGACGTTCAGGACATACTTGAATGGCGCGTTTTCGAGCGAATCATCGACAGTTGCAAAGGCGATCTCTATAAGATCGTCTGTCGGACCAGCTGTCACGATTGCGACTGGCACTAATTGTACATTTCCGGGCGGTAGCATTTCTCTATCTGAAACATTTTCTGGTTCACTGGATGAATTGAGATTTTTCAAATCAGCTAGAACAGCAGATCAGATCTCATATTACAGAACGAGAAATGTTTTTAGAGACAGTACAAATGAATTGTCTCTTTGTTATAGATTCAACGAACCTAATGACGGAATGTCGTCTGGAACGCTATCAAGATTCGTTCTAGATTATTCTGGCAATTCGTTGCACAGCTTGTGGTCAGATTCAGCTTACGTAACACGTGTAACTGGGACAAGAGATCAAAATCCTCTTACGAACGAAAGAGAGAGAGATAATCATGTTCTTTTTGCTTCAAATCAGAGAGTCGAGTCGTTCAATCAAGAACTCATCACATCTGGTACAGAATATGATCTTGTAAATCCAAACACGATTACAAGGCTCGTGCCTCCGCACTATTTGCTCGATGGAAAGAATGAGAGGTTCGATGATACAATCTACGGGAATGCTACGGATGCTTACAGTGCAGCCGCGGGACCTGGTACTGGCAAAACTCCAGCCCCACAAGAGTTTCTCGGTCTACTACACTCATACGCTCAGTACTACGACGAATTGAAACTGTTTGTCGCATCTGCCGCAAATCTGAGATTTGTCGATTATAACGAGTATGATACAGCTCCTGATGAATTTCTGAGAGATCTTGCAAAGTCTTACGGAATTACACTCCCGCCTCTGTACGTTGGAGCATCGCTCGGTCAGTACACAGAGGGATACGACTCAGTCGAAACAAACGATTCAGAACGTTCACTCGAGTACGTGCAAAATGAGCTTACAAGAAGATTCCTCACATCAGCGAATCATCTTTTGAGATCCAAGGGAACGCAAGAGAGTATAAAGGGAACTCTAAGGGCGTATGGTCTCGATCCAAATAACACGTTCAAAATAAAAGAACGCGGTGGCACAGCAATTTCAGATATACGGCTTGCAAGAGAGAAAAGATCTGACGTATTCCCAATGGTATCATTCGGAGACACAGCGGGAGTCGTTCTGTCATATCTTTCTTCTAGCAGAATTGAAGTTGGATCACCGTCTTCAACGGCATTCGTTCAACAGACACAGTACCCGCCTCACGGAATTTCGCCAACAAAGTCTGATGGTCTCTTTACATCAGGCTCGTGGACGTTTGAAACTTACGTAAGATTTCCTACAGCGGCATCGCGAGCCGGATATGCAACCATCGCAAGGTTTGCTACGACTGGAACAATATCAACAAAGCCTGTCTGCTGGGGAGCCGTTACTGCATACAGCTCTTCTCTTCCAGGCGAGGGTCACATCACGTTTGCAGTATGCCCGTACTCTGGATCAGTTACGAATGAGATCGTAGTCTCAGGCAGCATATACGATGGATCTGTCTGGCATATTGCAGCAGGAAGAGACAGAGCTGACATTGCGTCAGGTTCTTTCGCTATTTCATCGTCGTATTTTCTCTATGTCACGCGTCAGACGAATGATGGTGGAACTTCTCTAAATGCCACGTCATCATTCGTTTATGATGGAGCATCAAGCATACTACAAAACATCTCGACATCGCATAATGCATCTGGCAGTATGATTCTTTTCGGAGCCGGTACTGGGGCAGTTGCAACAGGAGCAGGTTTTATCGAAGGAAATGAATTTGCATCAGGTTCATCTGGATATCGTCTTGGTAGAACAAGATGGTGGAATCACGCTCTGTCTTACAAAGCAATCAGAGAGCATGCACTCGATCCGTACAATTATGGAAGCGATGATGCTCTCTCATCAGGACTGAGATACAGCGATGTTACAGGCTCTTGGGGAAGACTGAGATCAGAGATTTTTGTAAAGCAGACAGAGCCAGCGACGAGCGCGGGCGCGTTCTCATTCGCGAATACGATTTCTGGATCACTTGTATCAGGAATCGGAAGTGGCTTCGAAGCATCTGTCACTCCTTACAAAAACGCGTATTTCGAATACACGCACATTGCCCCATCGTTCGATGAGTCGATTACTGATTACAAGATTAGAATTAGAAGTTATCAAGATAGGAGCTCTTTTGAAGGGTACAGCTGGGAGGATATCGCTCCTGTGACAAGAATTAATCCAAAGGAAACTTCTTACGATAATCCGTACGTCACAGTAGAGATGGGACTCGTTGATATCTACAACAGAGACATCATCAGGTCAATCGGAAATCCAGAGCTCCTCGACACATACATGGGAGCTGTACACAATTTGTACGATGATTCGTACTCTGATATTGCAAAGCTAGTCTCGGCTCATTCTTCAAGGCTCGCCGGAAGAGTCAATTTCAAGACCTATCACTCATTCTTCAAATGGATTCAAGCAAGTATAGGTGATCTACTTGCTCAGTTCATACCGAATAAAGCAAGATTCAATGGTATGAACTACGTGATCGAACCTGGATTGCACGAGAGGGCAAGAATTCGTTACATACCGCCAACTTATTACATCAGCGAGAGTGATTCTCTGAGAGACCGGCAGATTGGCCTGACACTCATAACTGGACTTGTAAGGAGATACTGATGATACCATTCGATGATTCACCGCAGAGACCCCAAACAGGTTCAGGAGGAATTGACACATCTGAGTATGATAGATTCAGATCAGGAGTTGAGATCAGATCTCAAAAACAAGCTCTGCAGCCAATGTGCGTTATTCACAGCGGAGATTCAGAAGATGCAACGAATCACGACTTCGTCGACACTTCCATCGGTCACGCAGAAGCAAAGTACTTTACTACCGTTTCTGACTCTGATTATGAGATATCGCCGGCGCTACGATTGAGATCTTCCGTTACGAATGTTACAGGATCGTTTGTCATGCAGAGTACAGCCAAAGGGTACTCTGCTGTACGCAGCGTTGGTGCAGATGAGACGTCTTCATTCGGTGATAGGGATATCCCTCCAATATCGGTCGATCCTCTGAAAGATGGCGGTGTGTCGGATAGATACTCAGGTATAAGAGTAGAAAAATACTCGAGACAACGAATCAGTCTAAAATTCGACGATACGAGATACAGACGATACATCTCAAGAATCGCATTCTCGCAGCCTGACACGAGCTATAATACAGAAGAATCTGGCGTTGGAGTGAGATACAGAGGCACAAGCGGATTTGTTTGCGACACTCCGTATGGAACTGACAGCGTTGCATACTGTGGACTCACAAAATGATGAATCTAGACGATTATGTGCTTACGAAAAAGATTGCGAAAGAGTTCGCGCCGGTTGCTCTAACTCCAGAACAGCTTTACTCTCGCTATCTTGGGTACACACTAGTAATCGCTCATAGAAATCCAGCGGCAGGAGTTGGAGTGGGCGACACATACACTGATGATGTATTCGGAGGGATTATCACAGGATCTGCACCCTTCCCAGCCAGTCAGTACTCTACGTTTGGTGCAGCAAATACTGCATTTACTCGTACAAGCTTCGCAATTGGATTCAGTTTTCCATTCGAGTTTAGCAATTACGATTACGTTTTCGTAAACTCGAATGGGTGGTTGCAACTCACAGATGGAGCATCGTCAATACCGTCTGTGAGCACTGTAACTCCGAGTTACGCAGCAACGCCTGAGGGACCGAGACTATTTCCATGGCACGATGATCTTACAATGGCGCGAAGCACCGAGGGCGGAGGAGTCTTCGTGAGGAGTTTCGTCGACCCGGAAGACGGTCTAAAAACGTTCTGTACGAGATGGACAGCATGGGCAACATACACGTCTGATACTGCTATATTGAATTTTGAATGCTGGCTGAAGCCAACTGGTGAAATTCAGTATAGATACTCGCCTAAAAGAAATTTTTCTGGTGCATCGTCAGCAGCTGCGATCGGTACAATTATCTCAACTACAAAATATAGAGATTTTACAACAAATATCGAGCTTAGAGGCGGATCTAGAACAGTCACAAGGGTTAACGCGCAGCTTGATAGAGACTGGCCCGGGTCTGATAACGCCGGAGCTGTGCTCAAGTTCCGCCCAAAGAGTCCAACGAATTCTAATGGACCGAGAGTACGCATTAGAGATGCAGATATCGAAAGATATCTTCCCGATGCCGGCGAATTTGACGACAGGATTACGATCATAGAGAAACCACAGAACGTATCCTTTCCGACACTTCTTCCAGTAAGGTACGCAGATACGACTCGACTTGCTGATGGAGCAGTCGATGTTACAACCACAATCACTTCAACTCTATCTCCGCGAACGTATACGAGCGATGGGTGGATAGGGAGAAGACGTAGCAGTACTAAACCTTTTAGCGAACACATCTGGCTCGGCGATACTGGCGACGCGTCGACGATCTCGAGTGGCACACGCTATCAGACGGCTAGCCCGGAGCCCGTACCAGTTTCTGGTCCGACGAGTTCAGAGAGATGTATAACGTTTAGTATACCAGTTGCATCCTCCAGTGCAATGCTAGCGCAAGCTCCTGATCTTCTATATTACAATTCTCAAACGCAGAGATTTGATAGTATTGGACCCGCTGGTGTTTATAGAACTCCGGGATTCGAAGATTACAAGCTCTTTGGACCTTTTGGCGTAATACAATTCTCTGGCTCTTTGTATCAGCCAACCGTTGGTCAAATAGCTGTACAGCCCAACAAAGAATTTACGAAAGCTTCATCTTATTTGATGAGCAATGTGATATCGGGATCGAATCCACTGAATATTGCGGAGTTTAAACATGATACGAATTCTTGTATCGAGTACACTGGAACAGAGCCGATCATTGTTGACAAGGTTTCTTTCTCGATACCAATCAAAGCAGGACCTGGATGGTTCTCTGACAAAACAAGATTCGTAGAGGCTCAAAATTATAGATCTGTTGGTGGTCCTGCAGTCACTTTCGCGCTTATAAGACAAAGAGACGAAACTGCGAGAGATTTGATCGCTTCCGGAACGATAATTCCAACGCAAGATAACATTCTTACGAGCTCAATCTATCCAGGGCCTCAAGATCTGATCACGTATCACCCGATTGGTTACAGACAGTTTGGATACCCTACAGTTGTTGTCGCGTCATCTTCAAACGGTTATTACACTGGTAGTATACAGTCGACTGTAAAGGCAACGAAAACAACAGGATTTCTGCTAGCAGGGCAAGCAGTAGAATATTCAAGAGATGCAGAGGCGTACGCTGCGATTCCGCATGGCCACCGCTACGATGGATCTGTATCACCAAGATCGCTTTTTACTGCAATAACGTCTCCGACAACACAGTCTCTCGACTCTGCTTTCGATTATGTCGGTGTACACGGTTACGATACAGCAGCAGTCGCCGCGGCGGCATATGGTGTAGACCCTTTTGCAGTTTTCTACACTCAATTTCAAAATTTCACAAAAACTGTCGAAACTCCGTACATCGTATATCCTGGCGATAAATTCATAATCGCGCTAGCGAAACACAGACCATGGTTTGGAGCAGAAACGACATGGCAGACGGCTGATATTGTACACATTACAGGATCTCACGATATCTCTGTTAACGTTGGTCAGGGAATAGTGCAACTACACGGTTACACGCTAACGGCTGGAAATCAAAGAGAATTCTTTCCCGTAACTGAACAAGATCAGACTCCAGCAATCAGGGTTACTGATGCATCTCCGCCGTCAGATATATTTCTTCTTGACAGATCAGACGCTTACATTGGATCTGTTTTTGATTCACAGTTCTCTGGAAGCTTGGTCACCAAGCTAGCTAGTTCAACTCGTGCCGTACAGCTTGTAACAGGAACAAGAGATTATGCTGGCTCTCGCATTAGATCATCTGAAAACTCTTTCGATTTTACGAAAGTCTCATCAGACAGATATATTCCAAGATACGAAACTTGTGGGTTCGAAAAATTCTTTACAAGCGTGTCAGATGACGAGTGCATTTATGACAGTTTGCCTCCGAATCCAATTGACATTCTGAAACTCTCTGGACAGTATTCTGTCGATCCTATAGAACATAAACTTGGAAACGTCGGTCAGCTAAGAGGATTTACAACTTCTTCATTTGCTGCAAAATACTATCAATACGTAAGCATTCACGGTTACGATGGAATCAGAAGATGGGATCGCGCTTTTCCATTCGAACCGTATTACGCAAACGCTCAAAGAATAAATGGTGCAATCGGATTCGAAAAGTTGATTGATGCTGACCATTCTGCATCTCTTACTTCATTTTCATCGATTACTTTTGGAGTTCCAAGAACTCCAACAAGTCTAGCTACACTCGGATGGGCTGAAATGGTAACTGTTGCGATCGATGGAGTTACTCCTTTGAGCAGCAGTTTTAAATCAAATGCAGGTGTATATGGAGGGCTTATGCTGCTAGCTGAGCCAACGGAGTTTACGCCGCTAAATGGATTTAGATCTTCTTCGATTGCAATGCCTCCGGAAAACGTCTATATGGCGCACATGTATGGCATTGGCGATACTGCTCCATCACTAATAGATGATCAATACGCGTATACTGGATCGATGTCGTACAAAGATTCTTCTGGTACAACAATACACGGAGGATTCTCTGTAACAAAAAGACTTCTAAATGCACCGAGCTTTAGAAAAGTTATTCCGTACATGTATAACGATTCAACGCGCCCGTGCGGGTGGAAAACGATAGACAATGAAGGAATTACCAATGTAAATCCTCTATCTTTTTCTTTCGGTACGAATGACGGTGTACCTACAGTCATAGGATACGGAGCCGTACTAAGAGGATATCGATATGGTCTCGCAGGCATTCAAGCTCGTCAGTCAACTGCAATTTTCTCATCTAGAAATTTTGGTATGATGAGAGACATGCTCGAACAGAGACAAGACACAAAATTCGTGTCTAAAAGAGGTCGCACTCAGATCAAATCTGCACCAGTTAGTGTTAGATTCGTATCAATAGATTCAGGTACAGACGTAGAGCCGGCTCTTACTGATTCTAGCAATCTTTCAACTGAAGCTACGTCTTCGCTTCCTTTCTTTGACAACACTTCTAGAAATAGACCAGAGCTTGTTAAAGAAACACTCAAAAATGCAAATCTCAAGATTACCTTGCAAGGTAAGAATACAAAAAATCTTTCTCTGTGAGAATTGAATGTTTAGGCCTGTAAAAGCAAGCGAAATTGAAAAAGAACCGTTCGTCATCGTACGAGATGACGCTGATCGGATTAAGAGAATTGC